TTTTGCTTGAGTATTCCCTGACAAACAGAAAAAGTTTTGGGAACAAGTTTTTCTTGGATTTCAGGGAAAAAATCACTTGTTCCAACGTAAAAGCGGCTTTTCGTATTTTGCTTGAGTATTCCCTGACAAACAGAAAAAGTTTTGGGAACAAGTTTTTCTTGGATTTCAGGGAAAAAATCACTTGTTCCAACGTAAAAGCGGCTTTTCGTATTTTGCTTGAGTATTCCCTGACGGTCACGTGACAAACAGAAAAAGTTTTGGGAACAAGTTTTTCTTGGATTTTTGGGAAAAATTCACTTGTTCCAACGTCAGTGCGGCTTTTCGTATTTTGCTTGAGTATTCCTTGACAAACAGAAAAAGTTTTGGGAACAAGTTTTTCTTGGATTCCACGGAAAAAATCACTTGTTCCAACTTCCGTGCGGCTTTTCGTATTTTGCTCGAGTATTCCCTGACAAATCACGTGACAAACAGGAAAAGTTTTGGGAAAACACTGTTTTGTGTGTTTGACGTACCGGATTTCCTAAAGTTTGTGAAAACATTGTTTCTTTGTGTGACACACCGGATTTCCTAAAGTTTGTGAAAACATTGTTTCTTTGTGTGACACACTGGATTTCCTAAAGTTTGTGAAAACATTGTTTCTTTGTGTGACACACCGGATTTCAGAGCAAAAAGTGTAAACGTTTTGCAACATTTCCAGAGCAAAAAAGTGTAAACGTTTTGCAACATTTCCAGAGAAAAAAGTGCAAAAAAGTGTAAACGTTTTGCAACATTTCCAGAGCAAAAAGTGTAAACGATTTGCAACATTTCCAGAGCAAAAAGTGTAAACGTTTTGCAATATTTCCAGAGCAAAAAAAAGTGCAAAAAAGTGTAAAGTTTTGCAACATTTCCAGAGCAAAAAGTGTAAAGTTTTGCAACATTTCCAGAGCAAAAAGTGTAAAGTTTTGCAACATTTCCAGAGCAAAAAGTGTAAACGTTTTGCAACATTTCCTTAGCAAAAAAGTGTAAACGTTTTGCTTCAAGTTTCCAACGTTTTCCTCGCCGTTTGCTACGCGTTATCGTTGTTGTCATGACAATTTCTGTGGCTATTTTCCGTAGTGATGACAATTTCTGTAGCTATTTTCCGTAGTCATGACAATTTCTGTGGCTATTTTCCGTAGTCATGACAATTTCTGTGGCTATTTCCCGTTGTCATGACAATTTTTGTTGGGTTTTTGCATTGTCATGACGATTTCGATCCACAACTGCGTATAAAATGGTCCGCATTTTCGCTACCATACTCATAACCATGCCTGCTCCAGTCATTTCTACTCCGCCAGCTGCTTTTATGGCTTCGACTGCTTTAGCTCCTTTTTCGGCTGGAGCCATGATGTCGACGACGACGTTTTCATCGTTGACATCTTGCGATTGCTGTCCTTATTTAAATTCTTTGGGTGAGTTTACTGTTGTTTTGCTGCTATGTTGAACTTTTACTTATCTGTGTGTATCTGTGTGTATGTGTGTGTGTGTAGGGTTTTCGCGATTTCGTTCCCCTTTTTTCAAGTATTTCATGTCGGTGGACAATCGAGCGAAAACCATCGACTCGTCCGCCGCCTCGTGTGGCTTCTATCAATCACATTCTGCTTACGTAGTTTTTAATTGCTTGAAATGTCTCAAATCCCAATTGCAATGTCTCTATATATTTCCCTATAAATCGACGCCCATCTTTTTTAAAGTCTGCAACTGCGGCATGACGGGAATTTCGACGCAGATTGTAGGTGAAATGTTTATGATGGAATCATTCGGTGCCATGTTGCAAGCCACCGTGAAAGACATTTGGATCCAGAAATTATGTATTTACTGTGGCAACGTTGACTCTCATTCGTCGAGTTGTATTTTTTACCAACACGTGCCAGGTAAAAAGTCTCGCTCGACGTGCGTCGTTTGTTTCGAAGCCGCCACCATTCTTTTTCCCTGCAAACATGTCGTTTGTTGTCCCAATTGTGCTCTAAATGTCGACCACTGTCCGCTCTGTCGCCAACCTGCTGATTATTTTAAAATTTTAACTTTTTAGCCTATCCGATGCAGATGAATCATCCGGCGTGGGCCAAATTTGAATTGCGCTTCATCTCTTATAACAGAGATCCCAATTATTTGCATTTAGCTTCTAAAGGCTTTTTTCGTCACGCTTCGTGCAACGAAAACGTTTGCTTTGTCTGCAACTCTATCGATGAACACGCCCTTTTTTGTCCTCTGCACGACCAACGTACGCGAATCTCGGTGAATGACGCCACTCTTTGCGACGAATGTCCCAACACTGCAGACACCGTTCTCCTACCGTGCGGATGTTCGTTTCTCTGCGCCACCTGCGCTTGTCAGTACGGCATCTGCCCTCGCTGCAATACCAATATTACCGCTTTTGTTACGGTTTTTTTGAACGATGAATGAAAATTTTTTTTCTCAATAAACGAGTTGCATCATGAATACTATTTACTGCTTTTCTCTCGATAAAATGTTTGCTTCTTTTTTTAATAATGTCGCTACAGCCATTAACAGTCTAACTAATAAAGATTTTGAGTACTTTTGGAAACGCGGTCTCTATCGCCTAGTTCCTCTCACCAAGGGAGGCTTTGGAGCCATTTACGAATTAGAAATCAACGGTCACAAGGTGGTAGACCGCAAACAAGCTGATGTCATCGTCAAAATGAACAATAACGGTTTCAAACAATCGGCTCTTTTGTTTGAAGGCGTTTGGTTGCTCGACTTTGATTTGGCTGAAATTTATTTTTGCCCATTCATTTCCTATTTGAACAAAATGAAAGTCTGTCCTTTTCTCTGCAACTACATCAGTGCCAACATTGTCGACAAAGATTACGTTCTCTTCATAGAACGCTACTCGTATGAAGTCATGACTTTTTTACCGCATCTCACCGTCGACTACGTCATTCAATTTCTTTTCCAGTTAACCTATTCTTTTTACATTATCAAGCAATATTTGGGAATGGTACACTTTGATGTTCATTTACGTAACGTGATGGTGGCCAAATCGACGTCGTCATTTCTTTTGGCCGACGCCAATAAAAAACGAGGCATTTATCTGCCTCACATGGCATATGAAGCGAGGTTGATCGACTTTGGATTTTGCACCATGGATTTGCGACACAGTATCGATCCTCATTTGAGAGGCGATTTCCAGTGTGCGCCGCACAATTTCAGTCGAACACCAGCCATATCGGAACTCTTCAAGACAACTAGAGACACTCGCTCTAAACTGCTCACTGTAGAAATACAATATTTCTGTTTACATCTCTATCAGATTATCGCTCGTCAAGCACCTCAGCATCCCATTTTAAAAGCCATTCAACAATTTTGCGATTGCATGTACGACCAGGTGGTCGATTTGACTCAACCCGCTCTCCAACGCGATCGTTTCATTTTGCCGCAACACGACGTCGGTGTCGTCTGCGCGGCCATACGTAAACCCAGCGATCTCATTGTCGGGCTCGAACGCTATTGTCATTTGTACGGCAGTGTCATTTACGACAAGGAAAGCGATCTTCAAATATCGACGCCTTTCAAAAACACGACCGTTGTCAAGGAAAATGCCAAACTCGTTTTGAACGTCAACAAATTGCACGTCTATAAAAACTATCAAAATTTTATAAAAACATCCATACCGGATATTCGCTGGTTTGAATCCACTTTTACCGTCATAGAAAACACTTATGGTCACGTTTACAAATTTCCCATCAATTGTTGGGTCGATAAAATCTCTAGCGACCGTTCGCCTTACAACGCCATTTCCATCTTCAGAAAAGATGTACCCTACAATATTCGTAATGCTTATTTGACGCATCACGGTGCTCGCGTCACGTTTCACGTCAATCGGCGTACGGAAGACTTTTCAAACTCGTTTTACGCAGGTAAATTTCTCTTCATCAAAGGTACACTGTACGCTTGCGAACATTTGCCTCCGCTCATGTTTGGTCTTTCTGATGATTACTTTTGTATTTTCAGTTTCAAATCGGACAAGTGTAAATACGTCGAGAAAATTATCCAACTTCATCACCTCAACTATCTTATCGATGCTTCCAATGCGTGCGGTTTTCACTATCAAGGAGATCCTATTTACGGACACATGACCACGAAAAAACCTCTATTTTATATTTCGATTAATAATGAATAGAGTTTCATAAAAAAATTATTTCTATGAAACTGTTTTAGTCGGATTGTCTCATTACCATTAAATTAATTGTATATATCAATAAATGAATGAAACGGCTAAATTAGCTCTCTTTGTGGCTTTGGTTATGTTGGTATTATCTGGGGCTATTTACACTAGCGCCTACTTTAAAAAGACTGGTCCCGAAGGTCAAATGTTGAGTTTAGTTCCCGATCGGGTCGTCGTCACCGATCCCGTGACTGGTGCTCTCATTTCGTCGTCGGTGAAAACCAAAGAACTCGCCGAATGTTGCCCTCAAAAAATCATCAATGACACGACGGCTAGTTTGACCAACACGTTCAGCAGTAGTTTTACCGACAAGAATTTTCTGCGACGAACTAAATTGGAACCGGGCGCCATTTTAGTCGCCGATGCCGTCGGCAACGTTTCCAGTTCACAAATCGGTATTCCTTTCATCACGTCGTGTTGCGAAAGTATTAAAGCGTTAATCGACGACGTTCAGCCTAAATCCGATGGTCTTTACAGCAGTTTGAAAACGGATGCCACGTACGTTAAAAAACCGGAAACAAGTGTCACCCAACGACCAGTCACGTACAACGCCTATACTGGCGCACTGGAAATGGTGACATTGCCGGCCAATAGTATTTTATCGACCGATACCAACGGCGATATCGTTACCACACCCTACAGTTTGCCTTCGTGTTGCGATAAAATCAAGGACACGATCGTCGACTACACTACCACGTTCAGTTCCAATTATATTGATACCAATTACCAACGACGAGCTGTCGCCGGTTCTCAACATTTACTCATGATGGACGACTACGGAAATTTAGTCGACAGCGGACTGACGCCCACTATCGTCAATGCGTGCTGCGAAACGGCTCGCAACGCTTTGTCGCCGAGCAATATTATTGACGGCGGTGGCAACGCGTTGTACAGCGCTCCCAAGATAGACGCCACGTTTCAAAAGAAAACCACGGCTCCGGCTAACGCTCTCCTCATGCCCGATGCCAACGGCAATCTGGTTGACAGTGGATTGACGCCGGCGGCTATTCAAGCGTGTTGCACGCAAGCTGCCAACGCCGCTTCTGACTCGCTACTCAAATCAGATATCGTCGACACGTCCCTCTCGGCGACTAAATTGTATTCGTCTCTGAAAATTGACGACACGTTCCAGAAGAAAGCTATCGCTCCTGCCAATGCTATCGTCGTCGTCGACGCTAAAGGCGATCTCGTCGACAGCGGGTTCACTCCACAATTTCTTCAAAATTGTTGCGCTCAAGCCGCTACCGGTTCAGCCAATGGACTCATGAAATCAGATATCGTCGACACGTCCACGGCCACCGACAAATTGTATTCGTCCAGCAAAATCGATGCCACGTATACCAAAAAGACGACAGCGCCAGCCAACTCGCTACTCATGCCCGACGCCAACGGTAATCTGGTCGACAGCGGTCTCACGCCTTTGGCTATTACCACGTGTTGCACGGCCGCTATAACAGCCGCCAATGAATCGTTGAAAATTGTCGATATCGTCGACACGTCTACGGCTACCGATAAACTTTATAGTTCTTCGAAAATTGACATGACGTATCAAAAGAAAACCACCGCTCCAGCCAATGCTTTACTCATGCCCGACGCCAACGGTAATTTGGTGGACAGTGGACTGACGCCTAGTGCCATACAAGCGTGTTGCACGCAAGCCGTTGGCGCTGCTACCAATTCCTTATTGAAAACAGATATTGTCGACACATCGACATCTACCGATAAACTTTACAGTTCTTCCAAAATCGACATGACGTATCAAAAGAAAACGACAGCACCAGCCAATTCGCTTCTCATGCCCGATGCCAACGGCAATCTAGTGGACAGTGGCCTAACTCCTACCGCCATCCAAGCGTGCTGCACGCAAGCTGTTAATGCTGCTACCAATTCCTTATTGAAAACCGATATTGTCGACACGTCGACATCTACCGATAAACTCTACAGTTCTTCTAAAATAGATGCTACGTTTACCAAAAAGACGACGGCGCCAGCCAATGTGTTACTCATGCCAGATGCCAATGGTAATCTGGTCGACAGCGGCATTACGCCGGCTTTCATCAGTGCTTGTTGCCAAGAAACGGCTGACGCTAAAATTGGCGTTTCCAATGCTTTGATGAAAAGCGATATCGTCGACACTTCCACTTCGGCTACTAAACTCTATTCGTCAAGTAAAATCGATGCCACCTATCAAAAGAAAACGACCGCTCCAGCCAATTCGTTGCTCATGCCCGACGTCAATGGAAATTTAGTCGACAGTGGCCTCACTCCTACAGCCATCCAAGCGTGCTGCACGCAAGCTGTCGGTGCCGCCACCAATTCCTTACTGAAAACCGATATTGTTGATACATCGACATCTACTGACAAACTTTACAGTTCGTCCAAAATCGATGCTACGTATAGCAAAAAAACGACAGCGCCGGCCAACTCGCTTTTGATGCCTGACGCCAGCGGCAACCTAGTGGACAGCGGATTGACACCAGCCGGTATTCAAGCGTGTTGCACGCAAGCTGTCAATGCCGCCACCAATTCCTTATTGAAAACCGATATTATTGACACGTCGACATCTACCGATAAACTCTACAGTTCATCCAAAATCGATGCGACGTATCAAAAGAAAACCACGGCGCCGGCCAATACGTTACTCATGCCCGACTCTAACGGTAACTTGGTCGACAGCGGCATCACTCCGGCTTTCATTAGCGCCTGCTGCCAACAAACCACCAACGCTACTACCGCTGTGGCCAACGCTTTATTGAAAAGTGATATCGTCGACACGTCCACTTCGGCTACCAAACTTTATAGTTCTTCTAAAATCGATGCCACGTATCAAAAGAAAACCACGGCGCCAGCCAACGCAATCTTGGTTCCCGATGCCAACGGCAACCTAGTCGACAGTGGACTGACACCGACAGCCATCCAAGCGTGCTGCACGCAAGCTGTCAGTGCCGCCACCAATTCCCTACTTAAAACCGATATTGTCGACACGTCCACGGCCACTGACAAACTCTACAGTTCGGCTAAAATCGATGCGACGTATACCAAAAAGACGACAGCGCCAGCCAACTCGCTGCTCATGCCCGACGCCAACGGTAACCTAGTGGACAGTGGACTGACACCGACAGCCATCCAAGCTTGTTGCACGCAGGCAGTCAGTGCCTCTACCAATTCCTTATTGAAAACCGACATTGTCGATACGTCCACATCGACTACCAAACTTTATTCGTCGAGTAAAATCGATGCTACTTATGCCAAAAAGACGACCGCGCCAGCCAACTCGCTTTTGATGCCTGACGCCAGCGGCAATCTAGTGGACAGCGGGCTGACACCAGCCGGTATTCAAGCGTGTTGCACGCAAGCTGCCAGTGCTGCCGCTAATTCGCTTTTGAAAACAGATATCATCGACACGTCCACTTCCACGACGAAACTCTATTCGTCAAGCAAAATCGATGCCACGTATCAAAAGAAAACGACAGCTCCGGCTAATGCTTTGCTCATGCCCGATGCCAATGGTAATTTAGTCGACAGCGGCATCACGCCGGCATTCATTAGCGCCTGCTGCCAACAAACCAGCAACGCCACTACAGCTGTAGCCAATGCCTTATTAAAAAGTGATATCGTCGACACGACAACGTCCACTAGCAAACTTTATAGTTCTTCCAAAATCGATGCCACCTTTCAAAAAAAGACGACAGCGCCGGCCAACGCAATCTTGGTTCCCGATGCCAGCGGCAACCTAGTGGACAGCGGATTGACACCAGCCGGTATTCAAGCGTGTTGCACGCAAGCTGCCAGTGCTGCCACCAATTCCTTATTGAAAACCGATATTGTCGACACGTCCATTTCGGCTACTAAATTGTACAGTTCATCCAAAATCGATGCCACGTATCAAAAGAAAACGACAGCACCGGTCAATGCTTTGCTGATGCCCGACGCTAGCGGTAATTTAGTCGACAGCGGACTGACACCCACAGCCATCCAAGCGTGCTGCACGCAAGCTGTCAGTGCCGCCACCAATTCCCTATTGAAAACCGATATTGTCGACACGTCCACATCAGCGACGAAACTCTATTCGTCGAGCAAAATCGATGCCACCTATCAAAAGAAAACTACCGCGCCAGCCAATGCTTTGCTCATGCCTGACGCTAGCGGCAACCTAGTGGACAGCGGCTTAACACCGACGTTCATCAACGCGTGTTGCACACAAGCTTCCAACGCGTTGACGGCCAGCACAAACGCTCTAGTGAAAACGGATATCGTCGACACTTCGACATCGGCTACTAAATTGTACAGTTCAACCAAAATCGATGCCACCTATCAAAAGAAAACGACAGCTCCTGCTAATTCTATTCTCATGCCGGACGCTAGCGGAAATTTAGTCGACAGTGGCTTGACGAAAACATCTATCGAAGCGTGCTGCACGCAAGCCGCTAATGCCGCTACCAATTCCCTATTGAAAACCGATATCGTCGACACTTCGACATCGGCTACCAAACTCTATTCGTCGAGCAAAATCGATGCCACCTATCAAAAGAAAACCACCGCGCCAGCCAATGCTTTGCTCATGCCTGACGCCAACGGCAACCTAGTGGACAGCGGCTTGACACCGACGTTCATCAACGCGTGTTGCACGCAAGCTTCCAACGCTCTAGCTACAAGCAATAACTCTTTACTAAAAACCGATATTGTCGACACGTCCACATCCGCTACGAAACTGTATTCGTCTAGCAAAATAGATGCCACGTATCAAAAGAAAACTACGGCTCCCGCTAATGCTATTCTAACGCCAGACGCTAGCGGTAATCTAGTAGATAGTGGTTTGACGAAAACATCTATAGAGGCGTGTTGCGCTCAGGCCGCCAATGCCGCCACCAACTCTTTGTTGAAAACGGATATCGTCGACACGTCCACGTCAGCCACGAAATTGTATTCGTCCAGCAAGATCGATGCCACTTTCCAGAAAAAGACGACGGCTCCGGCCAAAGCTCTGCTGATGCCCGATGCTAGCGGTAATTTAGTCGACAGCGGTTTGACTCCCACGTTTATCAACGCGTGCTGCACGCAAGCTTCCAACGCTCTCGCTGCTAGCAATAATTCGTTGTTGAAAACGGATATCGTCGACACGTCCACTTCTGCCACGAAATTGTATTCGTCCAGCAAAATCGATGCGACCTATCAGAAAAAGACGACGGCGCCGGCTAACGCTCTGCTGATGCCCGATGCTAGCGGTAATTTAGTCGACAGCGGCTTGACTCCCACATTTATCAACGCGTGCTGCACGCAAGCTTCCAATGCTCTCGCCGCCACCAACAACGTCCTCTTGAAATCCGATATTAAAGATTCCGGCTTATTGGGTGCTCCGTCTACCACTTCATTGTGGTCATCTAGTAAAATAGATTCGACTTTTCAAAAGAAATCGACGGCTCCGGCTAATACGTTGTTGATGTTGGATGCTAATGGTAATTTAGTGGGTGCCGGTTTCACTTCCGCTCAGCTTGAAACGTGCTGTTCGACTTCCAATCAAAGCGCGACTTCAACCAGTTTGTTGTATCTCCAGTACACCAACGTGTTTGCTTATTTTAATGCTGTAGCCAATACGTGGACTTTGGCGTCGTACTTTACCAAACGTTACGACACTACCGGCGGCTGGTATGCTAGTGGAAAATTTCAACCTAAAAAAGCCGGCGTGTGGTCGATTCGCGCGACTGCTTGGGCTCCTCGAACATTGGGCGGTAATCGTATTCATTTTTGTTTGGCTCAAAATGCGGCCATGAATCCCTTGTGGCAAGACGTCAATTCGTGGAATAATTCCACGCAAAGTAATTTGACAACATTTACGGCTAAAGTCGACGCTATTTTTGTTTTGAATGGATCCACCGATTACGTGTCGGCGTATTTTATGACCAATTCGTTGCCGCAGGATTTCGACGTTTTGGAAAATTGCAACATGTTTCAAGCCTACTATTTAGGTGGCGCTTAGATTCAAATCACTTTCTGAGAGATTCGAATCTTTATTCTATCGAAGGAAACGACGTCAATTCACTCGTGGTCAAACTTGTACTACTACTGCTACTGCCATTATTTCTGACTCGTTGAATGATTGTTCCCAGTAATCCGCCGATAATCATAGTGATTCCTACGTAGAGCAACCATTGGTATCTATCGGTAGTTTTAACAGCGGTAACGTCAACGGCGGCCAATTGAACGACTCCTTGCGGGTAAAACTGAAATTTACATCCGTCGCCGCTCTTGTAGAAAGTGATTTCGGGCACTTGTTTGGCGACGGTGCCACCCGTTTCCGTCAGACGAGCGTCGACGACGCGACACGATGACGATTTCAGGCACGCATCCATGGCTTGCCGAACGATAGTCGTCCTTGGAACGCTACCGTCCACATTACCGGTACAGGTGTCTCTGAACGGTCGCGTGTAATTGGACGATTTCATGTACGTTTTTCCTAGGGTAAAGTACAAGGCAAAAAACACGCCTCCGATGGCGATCATGAGAGGAAAAACGAAACGCAAAGCGTTGGACGTGACTCGCGCCGCGACCAGCACGGGCACGAGCACGAAAGCCAAAACGGCCGCCGCTAACCAGGCCAAATTGAAACCTTCCAATTTCGATTCGGCTTCCTGATTCAATCGTTGTTGCACGTCGTCGATGGCTTTCACGCCGAGCACGCTTTTCAGCGCGCACTTGTCGAATATTTCGCTCATCTGACTCAGAACGTTGTTGGTAATGTTGACGCTACCTTTGACGTTCTTGATGGTGATGCTTTGCACGTTGTTGGCGTTCAACACGCACGATTGACGGATAGCGTTGTTGATGGTCGTTTGGCTTTTCACGATAGATTCTGCCGTATTCTTGGCATCGTCAAAAGTAAAAAAATTCAATCCGCTCACCAACGATTTCGCCAATTGATCGAGTTGCACGCCGATTCTTTTTTGCGAATCGACATTACTGATGCTGTCCATCAATACCGTCATGTTGACTTTGGCCGTTTGCGTGATGGTGTTGCCGCTAATGTTGACATCGCCACCGCTACCGTCGACGCTGATGATTTGCGTGTTACTCGTACTAATGGTGCTCGTCTGTACCGTTTCAGCGGCTATTTTCGAATAGATATCTACGACTGCTTTAGCTACGTTAGTCGATTTAGCATTTCCCATTTATTATGCTTCTTTTACAACAAGGAAAATATTTTTTCTAATGTCAATGGATTCAAGAAATTTTCATAGTGATCCATGCACGTTTTCCAATTGTTCGGTCCGCATCCGGTGGCTTTGAATTGATCCGTCTTGTCCTGGCGCACGCGGTAACCGTACCACGCTCCGACTTTATCGGTTGACGCCGCGTCTTGATTGGCATCTTCCTTCCAGTGGCACTCGACGACGCAATCCGTTTCCTCGCCACGATACTCGCTGCACGGTGTGAATTCGACCAGAAAATAATTGGCGTCTGTATCGGGAGGCGTGTCGTTCAATTCGTCGTACTGCGCTCGAGCAATGAGGCACCAACATTTGCCGTCTTTGATGTAGAAATCGACCGTGTCGTTGGACTTTTTGTATTTGTACACGGGACTTTTGCCGTGAACTCGCGTTAAAATGAAGCCCTCATCGACGCTATCGTAATGATCTCGAATGTAATTGAACGGGTACGACGTAAAGACGCAATTGTTGAGAAATAGGATCTTGTTGTCGACCAATTTTTTCAGGGAATCGTGTCGTTTCGTGTAATCCACTCGAAAACTGTTGGTCTCAAACAGATAAATAACGTCGTCTTTGTTTTCGTCGCCTTTGATGTATTCGCCGTAGGCCACGAATTCCATGTGAGGAAACGTCGGCACTTGGCACACTCTCTTTTCGTTGATGTCGTACGCGTATCCGTCTCCGTTGATGGCCACCAGTTCTCCATCACGTTTCTTGGTCACGCCGTACAAACCGTGAATGGTCGGTACCGTAGCGGCAGTCAATGAGAAGGGTTTCTTGAAGAAGCGAAACAACATTGTGTGCAGTGTGTTCAGAGGATACTGTTAAACTTCCAACCTAGCGATTTAAAGATAGTTTTGCAAATTTTATCTGTCAATAGTTTTCTTTCATTGGATTTTATCAACATGAAATGATCAGCGTGAACGTTGATATTGTGATGCTTTAGTAGTAAAAATAAGATGTATTGTGTATTAAAATTTTTCTTATTCAATTCCTTGAAATTCTTCAACTCCATATTGATGATGTCAAATTCTTGCAAGAGCTGCTCTTCAATGAAGGAAATGTCGCACGGAGGTTGACCCGTAATCAAATGGTGAATCAACACGTAGTCGTCATAGTACTTACTGTAGCCTAAATTTTTCATAATCATACACACGTGACTGAGACTGATGGTCGTCAACCGATAGTCGCTCAAATGGTTACTAATATTTTCTAAAATAGTTGGAGGTATAGTGTTCTTTTGTTTACCCTGAAAACGTATCATGCAGTCGCGAAAATGTTGGTTTCGATCGTAAATGTATTTGGGATTGACGCGCGTCGTGTCCGTATTGCTCGACTGTATAAAGTAGACTTTCTCCGATTTGCACGTGTAGCAAATGTTGACTGTTTCGTCGAAAAAGTAGCCGAGAGTCGAACCGCAATACTGGCACGTGTTCGGATCGTCTTTTTGCTGATCGACCACTTTGACGTTGTAGTAGTACTTTTTGTAGCAATCAAAAATTTCCCAAAAATTTTTCACCACGTACGTTTTACGCGCGTGATGCTGCTGCTTGGTGCCGTCCTCTTTCTGGAAGAACGTGTTCACCGTCGGCATTTGCATCAGCTGCACGTACTCTTTGAGAATCGAACGAATTTCTACGAAATAGAAACGAATAAAATTAATATTTTTAATGGTGGTACGAATCTCGTCCAGATCGTCAATCAAGTGACTGCGAACGCGTTCCGAGAGCCACGGTTGCGACAGGTAGTCGCACACTTGTTGTTCGCGAGTCGTCAACCCTTCTAGCTGACTAATTTCCTCCTTAAAATGTGTTTCTATTTGTTTGTGAAATTCCAAGATATTATCCATCTTTACATCTAAACTAGGAATTTTTAATCAACAAAAATCTATTCTGGCGTTATAATAAATATATTATCAAAAAATGGCGCAATCGAATATCACTTCAGGATTTATTGATATTGCAACATTGGATGAGATCGAAAAGTACATGTACTCGGGACCCGATGCCATCGTTTACTTTGTCCGCTCCACCTTGAAATCGACTTGGTTCACTCAGATTCCCGTATTGTTGTCGCGCAACAACGGCAATGCCGGTTTCGGGCAAGAGTGGAGTGTCAGCGTCAGTCGCGCCGGTGACTACCTCATTCACGTGTGGCTTCGCGTCGTCGTTCCCGCCGTCACTCTCAAAATTACCAATAGCTTTGCCGCCAACGGTCGCCTTCGTTGGACCAAAAATTTCATGCACAATCTCATTCGAGAGACGAGCATTTCTTTCAACGATTTGTTTGCTCACACCATCCACAATTATCATTTGGATGCCTATTCTCAGTTCACTGTCGAAGCTAGTAAACGCGCCGCTTACGATCAAATGATTGGCAACATTGGCGACATGATCGATCCTCACGGTCCAGGAGACACTATTCCTAGTCAAACGCTCAATCTCGTTTTACCCTTCTTTTTCACTCGCGATGTTGGCGTCTCTCTACCCACCGCTGCCATCCCTTACAACGAGATGCACATTAATTTCCAGTTCCGCGACTGGAAAGAATTGCTCATTTTGGACAATGCAGCCGCCGCCGGAGCTCAAGTCAACGTGCCTGTTGTCGGTGTCGATATCGATGCCGCTCCCGTCTTGGAAAGCGTTCAAGTATGGGCCAACTACGCCATCGTCAGCAACAAGGAACGTATTCTGATGGGTAAATCTCAACGTACCATTTTGATTGAACAAGTTCAAATCGCTCCTCGTCAATCGTTCAATCCCAAAGCCAATCCAGTTCCTAGCTACGACGTTCGTTTCAATCACGCCGTCAAAGCCCTCTTTTTCCAGGTTCGCAATTCCACATTTGCCAATCAGTGGTCCAATTACACGACTGCCTCTCCCGTCGTCACTCCAACTACTACAGCTATCGATTACGAAAGCCGCTACGCTCGCGATCCCATCAAGCACACGACGCTCATCTACGAGAATTCCAATCGTTTTTCCAACATGGGTAGCGATTATTTCAGTCTAGTCAATCCCTACTATCACGCTCCAGCTTGTCCCACCGACACTGGCTACCATTTGTATTCGTATTCGTTGAAATTCAACGATCTCGATCCCATGGGCAGTACCAATTACGGTAAATTGTCCAACGTCAGCTTGGTGCCAGCTGCTAGCGATGACGCCATCATAGCCAGTAACGGCACAGGCCCCGTCTTGTCGGGCACCAATTTCGGTCAGACGTTCGAATTTATAGTCACCGTCATCGTCAACAATATTATCCGCATTGCCGGCGGTACAATGGGTTTCCCTGTTTTGTAAATTGAGAGTTTAAAAAGTGAGCTTGTACTAAGAAATTATTATATTATTATAATGAGTCTAAGATTGAAAAAAGAAAGATGGCAACCGGACCCGTTTGTGCCGCCTTTGACGTTGGAAGAAACGCGAGCCGCTTGCGCCGCATTGCACATTGTCGACTACCCGCAGGTGGAACGCGCCGTTCAAGATCCACCCATCGAAGGTCAAAAGTATGCTCTTTTTAGTTTTTTCCCAGCCGCTCCCGGCGGCATCAACAAGTACAACGTGTTGGCTTTCGCCAAAATTAGAGGCGTCTACGCCACCGAAGAAGAAGCGGCTACGGCTGCCAGAAAAATCATCAGAAAAACAGACAGTTGCAACAAGATTCACACCGTCGTCGTCGGTCGTCCTTTCCCCATCTGTGAAGCCATCATGGGTAAAGTCGTCGATAAGGTTGTTCTCGATGACGACTATCAACAGGCCGAAAAAGAGATGCGAAAACGCGCCGAGGCCAGCGAACAGGACACGACTCGAGAACTTCAAGATCGAACCAAAGCGCTACTGGACGACGTTGACGAAACCAAAGCCAAAGATCCCGTTGAAACGTACATTGTCAAACGCAACAAAATGGCCACCATCGCCGCTCTGTACACTCAACACTTGGAGCAAATCGAAAAATTTAAAACGATCATGATTAAAACTCATGGTGAAATTATCGAGTTGGAAACGCCTGAAATTCTCGCTTGCTACCAACAAGTTTACGACGCCAAATGTCAAGAATCAGGCATTGTCCCCGACGCCGTTATACAATCCTATTTTAAAACGATACCATCCTTTGATTTTTTAAATAATAAATGTTAGAAAGAAGTCAAATCATCGCCATAATAATAATTATGATTGTGACTCCTTGGCTCATGTGGATGACGATCCCTTTTGGTAGAGATGGCGGCAGTAGTCCGTCTCCAGGTGGTGGTGGTGGTGGCGGCGGAAGTCCTACTCCCGGTGGTGGTGGTGGTGGTGGCGGGGGTACCACTCCTCCGAAACCGGGTCCGACCCCGAACGGCGCGTTCCCCACGTCGCAAGAAATCATGTTTAAATCCAAAGAGGAATGTCAGACGAAAGGCGGTGTCTTGAACTGGGTCGGCGATTCGGTTTTGTTGACGTGCAACAATATCGTCCGTTTTGGACAGCCCGAATCGCCCATTTTCAATGAATTGGATCAAGTCAAAGCGGCTATCGCTTCGGGCGCTTTGAAACCGGCTACGGAAAAAGATCGATTGGTCGAATACTTTAAACTCGTCTATCCCAATTCACCGGCGACATCGTGGTCGTCGATGAGCGAAGCCGATCTCGTCGGTCGCTACCAAAAATTGGAAATCTACTACAAAATGCCTCCGGAAATTCAACCAGCCACGCCCATTACACCTCGTCGCGATGTGACGAATCAGTTTTTCCGCGTACCCAACGGCGTGACTCTCGATCAAGACGCCAATGTTTTGGGTCAAGTTGGACCCTATTTGGAAGTCATTCGTTTCGGACCCATGTACTCGTTTTTCGCCGACCCGACTCTTTTTGTCGGCACCTATTACTATCCCGTTCGCGGTTCGGGACTCTACTTGCCGTTGGGTAAAACCTTGGTGGCCTACAACAAAGTGCACGCCATGAAACTGTTGGGTGCCGCCAACGACCAAATCGTTTTGTACGGCGGTCGTGATTTCCAGTCGTTTTTGCGTCGCGATTCGGAATCGGCTGAATTTACAGCCGATGCTTTTGTCAGCGTGTGCGCCGTCAACAAACGAGCGACCAGCAACAATCCCGGTTGCGATAAAATCTTCAACTATTTTGCCAACACTATTCGCTACAAAGCCAAAGCTCTCGATCGACTCGTCGGCGAAATGGCCGCCGGTAAATCTCTGAGGTACGACACTCGAGCCGTCAACGGTGTCACTAAAAAGACGTTGGTCTACTACGGTTGCGGCGACACGGGCGATAAATTTCTGGCTCAATTGGCTCGCAATCGCGGCTACAATACGTTGCAATTTTTGCGCGAAGCTCAAATGGAATTGGACGGAGACGCCATCGTCGGCTATGAACTGTTGCATCTCGTCGAAAATGCCTACAGTCAAACGGCCCTCATGCGACTCGATCCCATGCGTATGCCATTGTACATGCCCGAGGGAACGACTCCGGCCATTCCACCAAACTATCTATTGACTAAAGATGTTATGAGCGTCGACGTGAAGGCCGTCATCAATTCAGAATTTAAACCGTTTAATCAAAAAGTCTTTGACATTGATCTCATTGTACAAGAACGAAATTCGAGAGCTCCAGCACCTCCGCCAAATCCAAATCCAGCACCTCCGCCAAATCCAAATCCAGCACCTCCGCCAAATCCAAATCCAGCTCCAGCTCCAGCTCCAGCTCCAAATCCAGCTCCAGTAGTCGTGGGCGCTTCTTGGGGTCGTCGTTATTAAAAAATTTCAAAAATATATAATGTGTTTTTGAAATTTAATCCGAAGAGTCTTCCGTATCCGAAGCCAAAACGCTAGTGATTTTACTAAACATCAGAGGAATGTCTCGCATGCCGTCGTCGGTCACGGTTGTCGACGACGTCGTGATGGTGGTCGAGGCGGCGGTCGTCGATCGTTGCTCTTTCAATTTCTTTTGGTGTTTGCTGCATTTCGTCGTGTTTCCGGAATTCTTTTGACCGCACTGTTGCCCGATACGTTGACCTTTGGTGAACGTGTGAGTGCACTTGTTGTCGTCGTTGACTAAAGTCGCTACAGTATCAGGGTCACTGCCATTCCACAACGTTCGCAGTTCCAATTCGTTCAGAGAATACCTGACAGATATTCTATCTATAAATGCGTCCACTGTATTTTGTTGTGCTTTAACCAAGTCATTGAGTAGTTCTAAAATGGTACTGACTAAATTTTCCGACATGGTGAACGTTTGATGCAACTTTCAAAACACGAGCGTTCGTCACCGTTTCAATTCCACGACTACTTGGCATTGTCAGCAACACAGCTTAAATAACCCACAATGGGTTTCTTTTTAGTTCCATGCGCTGGGCATCGTTTCAATGTCGAGACTGATTTACCTTTTTTTATTTCAGGTAAATGTAGAATAAATTATGAACAATTATCTGACGTATTCTCAGCTTCAGGGAAATCAACCTCTGAACAATAAAAGTATGGATAAAACCTCTCATTACGAAAAAGAAAAACCACCTCGTGACTACCCGCACGCTCACGGTCAACCGTTGACGCAAATGCCCCAGTTTTCCGATGTTCTCGCCCACTCACCGGCCAGACAATCGCATTCCATCATGGCGAAAGAAGTAGTTCCTCTGCATCCCGCTCATCCTGCAGCGCAACCCGTCAAACACACGGCCGTCGATAAAATCGTGCGGCAACATCGCAGCGACAACGACCACGGCGGCGAAGATTGTCCCATTTTCAGTCTCTACAAAACCGATTTGCAATTCAACAAGTACATTGCCGCCACGGTCGCTGCTGCTGCTCATCAAAATGTCTTTCCCGTCGAATTCGATTGGCGTCATCACGTGTCTCTTCCCGTCGCCCGTCATCAGGGAACGTGTGCCAACAATTTCGCCGTCACCGTCGTCTCGACTCTGCAAGATCGACGCATCGTTCACGGCGAACCCGCGTTCGACTACACACCTTGCATGAAATGTCACTCGGCCGAAGGTAATGCCGCGCAACTTGTCAGTCAATTGTCGTCGTCGACCACGCCGCGTTGCTCGTGTCTCTCTAAAATTCAAGCCACCGTCGACAATGTGCGCTGGCTGACGGACATTGACGCCATCAAACAAGCGATCGTCACTCAAGGACCCGTCATAGCCGGTATGTTGGTCTACTCCAATTTCTTGTCGGGTCATTTCGGTGAACACGGCATCTATCTCGATCGTGTCGTCACTCATCATCCGCACACCAAATTCGCGTCTCCCGCGTCTCTCGTCGGCGCCATCACGGTCGTCATCGTCGGTTGGGGTGTCGCCGCCGACGTGCAAACCAGTTCTTTCACCTACGAATCGGTTCCCTACTGGATTTGTCGCAACACTTGGGGCCCGCAATGGGGACCGAACGATGGCTACTTTAAAATCGCGACGCATCGTCACAATAAACATGTGCAACTCGAACGACCCTTTCATTACAAGCAAGCCCAGTGCGGTGGAGTGATCACGTTCGATTTACGTCCCCTAGCCAAAGAGTCGGCTTGGTCCACTTACGGCATTCCTATAGCTGTCGCCGTCCTACTTGTCGTAATGCTTTACGGAGTTAAATTGAAACTTAAAAGCGTGCGCAGAAGGTAAAAACGAAAACGAAATGTTTTGTCTATTTGAAAATTATTTATCGTCAAAAGATCGAGACGTTCAACCAGTCGACCATGTCGACGTTGAATGTCAGCACGTCTACTTTGAAAATAATGACGGGACATTTTGCAATCGTTGTCGTCAACAAATGACGTGTCAAAACACCAACCAGGACCAAATTCAACAAAAGGCCAACATTGGCATTCGTAAAGAAATGGAATTTTTAAATCTCAGTCCGGAAATTGTCGAAATGACCAACAAGTACTTTATCATGGCCTGTAATCAACGTATTCATCGCGGAAACTACCGAAAAGCCATCATTTGCGCGTCGCTCTTTCACGTCTTGATGCTGAAAAAATGTCCTCAAAGTTACGACACGGTCATCAGGTGGTTTGGCTTGACCAATCATTTCGCCAATAAAGGCTTCAATTTAGTCAAACTAAAAATACCCGAATTGTGCTACCTGCGCGAGTCGTACTCGGACACGGCCGACATGATTTTCAAACACATCGGTCTCGAAAGGGACGAGACCTTTTTGAAATTCATCAATCGTCCCGATATTATGGCTTTTATTCGTACGAAAATCAATCGACGCATGTACATGATTGTCGCCGCTTTTGTTTTCATTTACATTCGCCGGCAATACAATCCCTCTATTGTTCTCGTGGATTTCTGTACCAAATTGGAATTGTCACCCACCGTTGTCGAACGCATTCTGAAATCTATTCCCCAAGAAATACATTTCTAAAAAAGTGTGAAAATTTTTTAGAAATATTTGATTTCATCTACATAAAGCTATTTGAGAGAGACTGCGCGCGCTCATCATGTCTCAAGCCAGGTACGATCAATGTGAACGCTTGTTGCGCACAGACGTTCACAAATTTGCTCTCGCTCTCATGGTGGACTACTCGTTTCAAAATACCATCGACTGGCCGAATCTTTTTAAACAGCTACCGCTTCACATCTCGTTCCCCGTGCACGTGCCCGAAAGCTTTAAATTGAAACTCGTCGAATCGCTGGTTGATTGGAAAAAAATGAGCCGCGAACCCGAACTCGCCACCGATATCATCGATATTTACGGTCACCGGTTGGACTGGTCGCTCATTTTACAGCATCGTTGCATCCCTCTACCCGCCGCCATCGTCGCCAAATATCAATCTAAATTCGATCGAGCCATTTGTCAGCTGTTGAACGATATTATTTAGAGATTTCCTACCACATCTTGACTCTCTTCAATCACGTATCCATATTTCTCTTTCAAAAGATCTGGATTCGTTTCTTTGACGGCCTTCCATCTTTTGCCTAGCTCTCGTCTGACGTCGGACGCGTTCATGTCGGGATGATCCTTTTTGATGGCGCGTCGTTCGTCGGTACAAAACAAATTATAAATACTCGGTCGGGCGTTCTTTTTCGGTCGCACTTTACTCTCCAAATACTTGTTGTAGCGCTCCCTGTCGACCATAGCCTTGTCGATAAACGGTTGTTTCTCCTGGTCGCTCAAATTGCGCCACGACTCTCCGAAAAGAATCATGACCTTGTTGGGTTTGATGCCGGGATTGGTTTCCAAAATCTCGCGACGTTTCGACTCGCAAAAAAAGAGGTAAGCGCTAATGTTTCGCTGAGGTCCCTGGACGACTTCTCTCTGTTTCAAGCCCAACATCAATCCCACGCGTTTCTGAGTCTCGCCGCTGTGCCATTTCTCGATCAGGTCCACGTTGCCAAACAAAAAGTCGTCCGACATGAATTGATTGATAGCATTAAGGATGGATAATTTGGATTTCGAAATCATGGTAATGGTTTTCTTAATGATGGACTACTTTTAACTAAATTAAACTGTGAGGAGAGAATAAAAAATCATGTTGACACCGGCTATTTGTCAAGATTTGGTAATGAAAACGAGTGACGCGTGCGGGTGCGGTCCCTTGGACGGCTGTCAACATCCGCGACACCAGCGACCCTACAAAATGCACGAATGGATGACGCGCGTACAGGCCATGAACAATTTGACCAACAAGCAGGGACGAGTGTACACGGCTACTGTCCGTCACGACGACGTCGATCATCGCGTCGTTCTCAAGCATTTCAACAAGCCGGCACTGTTTGATCACGCCCGACGCGAGTACGTGGCCGGACAGCACCTCAACGCTCTCAACGTGCCCATGTTTGTCGAAACGTACGCCTCGTTTCATCGCAATTCAGGACCCTACAACTTGACGCGTTTCGTCGACGGTGAAACCTTCAAATCGGCCATGTCGAAAATGTCGCGTCAAAAATTCATCACGCTCACCATGCAAATGTGCGTCGCGCTTGAAATGGCTCAATCGGCCTTCCGTTTCGGGCACTACGATTTACATTTGGAAAACGTCTTGATTCATTTTTCTAGTAAAAAAACGCAAATTCTTTTCGATCAATATCACGTGTCTTTTTCCAATTGTTTCAATCCCGTCATTATCGATTTTGGCATGTCGTGCGGCAGCGATAGCGTCACCGGTGAAACGTGGGGCATGCGACAGCTCGAAAAGAAAGGCATCTACGAACATTTGCGTCCCGGCTACGACATGTTTGTCTTTTTTCTCTACTGTCACCAAGAGCCGGGTAAATTCGCCTTCTTTGACATTGTCGTCAAGGTGCTGGAGAGTTTTTACAAACACGACGTCGATCAGCCGCGTCAGTATTTGCAAACGTTGCGACGCGGAGCCGACAGTAAAACACCCAAACAGCTCTTTGAATTTCTCGTCCAATTCTCGACGCACGTCATAGTCAAACCTCGACGCGTCTACACGCTAGGCGCCATCCAACCTCCGCCACCAGATGCCGTCATTGACACGTACGTCGACAGCGTCTTTTATCAGCAGTTACCGTCGGCAGAGTTGACACCTCAATCGGACGCCATGGCTTTTCGCTCGAGTAAATCCGTGGAATTCAAAATCAACATGTATTACAAGATTTGCCAAACGTCGCTGACGTCGTCCTACGAAAAATGGATCAAGATATTTGAGCGCGAAGTCAAGAAATACTGGAAAGAAAAAGACGCTCAAGAAGCTCGAAAAAGAATTAAATGGCAATTACCTGTTTCAGAAATTGCCAATGCGTCTTGAACGTGGACTATAAGGACACGGCCGATTTCTACGAAGATGACGACAAACCCAAACAGTGTGCCGGCGTTTGCGTCGTCAGTCGTCGCGGTATTTTAATCAATCAATCGTACAATCTCTACTGGGGTATTCCGAAAGGCATCGTCAACGAAAGCGAATCGTTGCGCGAGTGCGCCGTTCGTGAACTTTTCGAAGAGACCAACCTCAAGTTGGATAAGAGTCAACTGACGCGCAACATGTTCAAATTCAAGTACAAAAACATTAGCCGTCAAGTGTGCGTGTTTTTCGCTCACGTTGACGCCGTTGACGTTTTACCTAGGATAAATACGGGAAACGATGCCGAATCTACCGGCTGCGGTTTCATTCATCCCAAATGTCTCCTCGAATTATTTTATTCTGGAAAAATTAAGATTAATTATTTCACTAGGGTTCTCATTAATAAAATCTTTTTATGACATGAGAAAAAAGCCGACATCCTGGTGGCGAAACATTGGCAAAGGTCGTTTGTTTCTCATTGCCTTTGTCACGCTGTGCGTGTACGCCATTTTCAGACGTGCCCGCGGCGTTCGCGGCACTAGCGACCCCCATTTGCTCGGCAGCGATTGGCGCCAACGTTTTCCTCACGCTTTCAGACCAGTAGACACGTCCATTAGTACTTCAACCGCGCCGGCCGACAGTCGCGGTGAATTGGCTTGCCGACGTCACTTGGAGGAGCGCTTCAATCGACCCTTTCCCAAAAAGCGTCCCACTTTTTTGCGCAATCCCGTCACTAAAGTCGATCTCGAATTGGACTGCTACAACGCTGAGCTGGCTCTCGCCGTAGAATATCAAGGTAAACAGCATTACCACTACGTGCCTCATTTTCACTCGTCGCGTGACGCTTTTCTCAATCAAAAGTATAGGGATCAAATTAAAAGAGATTTGTGTTTGAAAAACAATATTGTTTTGATTGAAGTTCCCTATACAGTCATTGATATTGAATCGTTTTTGGATTTGAAACTGAAAGAGCATGGATACATCTAAACCGTCACACGTCAGACAATTATTTCCAGTAGATTCTTTGCCTCTGACGCCTTCACCTTCGCCGCCGCGTCGAAAAATCGCCGTCGCCGTTCGTCGTCGCTTTCTTACCCCCCATCCCCCGGTTCCTCTGCATCAGCTCATGTCGGAAATGTCTCTCGTCGGATCATCGGAACGTAAACGCAAGCAAACGTCGCCTCGTAAATTCACCGTCGGTCCCAAACGCAAAGCGCCATCGTCGGGAGTGGACCGATCGCCGCCACTTTCAGAACCTGTACAAAAATCTAAGAAAAAATCTCAACGTCCAGATTTGGTTCATCCTCACCATCAGACTAAACTTTTGGTTCCATTTGTGGTCAAAGCCGGTGATCGATTGATTAAGAATCTTTTCCCTTCTCAGACCATCACTATGCAAAAGAACGAGTACGGACTGTACGTGTACGAGGGTTTCGTTTTGGATAAGAAATCCGTGGTTGGTAAATATCTGGGTGATGGTCAAGTTACGCCTTTGACTGACGAAGATTTTGAAAAGGCCAAAGAATTAAAAATTATAATATAAATGTCTCAGTTATATCAGTGTATTAAACAAGCCTCGATAAAATACATGGATGTCGACCCGAGAGAAATGCGAGCCTTCATTTTGAAATGTAACAAAACATTAGACATGCAATGTATCATGATGGAAATTGTGGACCATTTTGTCGACGAAACGGCGACCAAAGTCGGTGCCGTTCGTTGCGATGAAGACGACTACATCAACATGGTTCTCGACTTGGAAACGATTCCTTTTAAATTGATGGTCTTGTTTTACACTTTCCTGTCGTTTCACGCCAACAGTGTGGCCGTCGATCGACAGCGATTGGGACATTGAATAAAATTTCAAAGATGTTAAAATTTTTGAAATTTAACCGACAGCCACTGATGTGCCGCCGGCCACTGGTACTTCTACTGGTGCCGTGTTACACTTTTCCATGTGGCTAATAATGATGCTCTCGTCTAGACTTGTCGTCATTCCCACATTGCTAAAGTGTACGTTCTTATCGTTTTTCAGCATATTTTTCAGTTCTTTGCAAACGTTAATGTTCAAACAGTCGTTTTCGTAAATAGTCTTACACAACGAATATTTGGAGGCGAGTTTGGATTTGCGGCTGTTGACGTAGTTTGATTTGCCGCGGACAATTATATATTGATCGTCTTCGATTTTGACGAGTGAAATTTTTTCGTAACACGTTCGTTTCATGATCTTTTTGGAGATTTCCAATGGCTGGTGCTGAAATATGCAGCCGCCACTGTCGGCGATCGTGTCGAAATAGTTTTTCACGACGAGACAAAAATCGCGACACACGCGTTCGACGATCGTCTCGTTGATGCCACTCACAATAACTTTTCCCGATTGAAAAACGAGAAAAGTGATGTAATAGTCTTTGCGTTCATCTAGACCCAATTTTTTACTGCTGACGCAATCTTTGTAAGGCACGTGCTCTACAAAGCTGACTTCGTCAAAGAAGCTGACGTTACGGTGCATGACCTCGGTCGTTCCGACGTTGTACTTGCACGTGAACGTGCCGGATGTTTGTGAATTGAAGCACGTGTAGTTATTATAGTGAGGAGCTATCGTTTGGAAAAAAGTCATTAGACTGTCGGGTTCAATAGGACGATTAAGGTCAAGGACAAAATTACTCATAACTTCGTAAATATAAATTTCGCAAGTATCATTTTCGTACATTTTGGGATACAATAGTTTAAGTAAAGAGATAACATACTGAATGGCTTCGTAAGCGCACTGAAGGGTAATATTGCCTGTGAATTGAAAGGAACCGTTTTTACAAATTTTCATGGAAATTTGCTTGTTGAAACTGAGAAGGTAGAGGTCGCAAGTGAAGGCGTTTTTGAAACCCGTCCGCAATTGGATGATGCTGTTAACCTTTTTGTCGTTGAAGATGTATTTGGAAAACAATTCCATACATTCTACAATGTTCAATTTTATTTCTTTACCGCTGGCAAATCTAGTCTTTCCCACCATTGTTCTTGTGGTGCAAAAGAAGGAACCGTTGTCGTAAGATGAAGGCATCATGGTGGTATTGGTTACGGCGGAACACATATTAACTTAGACATAAAGAAAGAATGTGTAAGATATCAACTTGCTTTTAATCAGAGGATATTTTTTTTAAAATCGGTATAACTCTTGAGAACGATTTCGTACTCGGCTTGGGTGACGATGCCGTCGGTGAGCACGTTGTCGACGACGTGATCGAGATGCGACAGTGTCGCTTGCGATCTGGCGACTATACTGGCGTATCGCGTCTGTTTATTTTTGTTGCGTTCTTCGGCGAGATCGCAGCAACTCGTCACCGCTAGTCCGCCAATAGCCAAGGGTACGGTGACGCCTACTGAAATGGGGAAGATGACGGCCGTAGCCACTAGGGGAATGGCGCACACGTTGACGAGCGAACGTATCGATTCGTTAAAGTTAGCCCAGCCTTTTTGTCTGCCCAATTTCTTTTCGTATTTGGCGAAGGTGTCGCGTACATCTTTTCGAGTTTCTTCCACCTTTACTATGCGTTTTCTGTTCAATTCCGACAGGTCGTTGACGTATTCGAATGGAAAATTGTGACGAGGCGGCGCCGTGGCGATATCGACCGCGACTTCCTTCATTTATTATATGATATACACGCATACAGATACACACAAATTACTGAATTTTTTATTTTGGCTTAATGGAGCAAACACCGTCTTGACAGAAAAAATCGGGTTGTAAGGCCGGATGTTTGTACAAGGGTTTTCGTTTTTTGTTCTTTTTCGCCTGTTGTGCGGCTAAAGGTTTTTCCACTGTGGTGGTCACAACTTCATCTTCATTGTCGTGGGTAAATTGTCGAATTTCCTCGTCAATGGCGTCGGCTTCGCGTTTCAAGGCGTCAGGTAGACCCGTGACGTCGCGTGTGTCCGGTAGACTACTCGACAACTCAGGTAGGTCGCGTTGTTCATCGTCGGCCACGGCATCGGCCAATTGTGAAACAATGTCCTCTGGTTCATTGACCTCTTCTACTACTGCCGGCAGTGGTTCTGGAAGCGGTGCTGTTACTGCCGGTGGATCGTCAAAAATTTCTGTAATTTTCGACGTCCGCGGCAGTGGCGACGTCCCGGCCAACGCTTCGGCTTGTCTGGACCACAAAGCCGCTAGTAATACTTCTGGAGGCACCATGGGCGGCGGCGGCGATGCTGGGCGAGGTGGAGTTGGTCGTGCAGCAGCTGCAGGCATGGGTTTTGGTGGTGTTGCCGGCATGGATACAAGCTTTGCCTGCGTTGGTGGTGGCGCTGGTTCATCATCATCATTTTCTTCTTCTATTTCGTCTAGCTGACGCATTTGCTGAGATAATTCGTAATCACTCGTATCGATAGTTTCCTTTAAAAAATCGTTCTTCTTTTTCAAAAGATTAGGTCCTATGAACGAAATGAGAGGCGTGATGGCTGTCGTGGCCAGATTCATGAGTTGCGACGTTTCTTCAGCTGGCGAAGGTTCCAATTCGATGCCCTCCATCAGCGATTTGACGAGTCGTTTTTGTTTCTCTAATTCTCGGCGGCACTGATCGTGTTTGCGCTTGAAATAGAAGAGAGCCAACGATAACGCGATGCACGCCAGGACCAGAATTTTGTTCATTTTTTATTATTAGAGAGTTAAGAGTTTGTCGTTTTACAATACAAAAAGATACGACGATGATGCACGTAGATCAGCAGCAACAACGTGTCCTTTTCGAAGCCGTGTCTCGAGCCAAGGGACTCTTTTACAAGAATCTCTTTGATTTACATTTACAAATTAGTCCTTTGTGCGACAAAAATCCTCGCATCCGGCAAACGTGTTTCAAAATTCGCAACAACGGTCTGCAAATCTATACCAATGTCCAACACCACATTCACGCCAATGCCAAAGTGACCAAAGAGGCTTTCGATACGTACACGTTGACCGGCGACGTGGAAGAGCTCAACATTGGCATCAGTCTAGAGTACCTGAAAACGACGTTCAAAAACGCCAAAAAGACGGACGACGTTGTTTTCACCGTTCTCAGCGACGACACGGACGACACTCTTCCCGGAAATATTTGCATTCAAATCATTAAGACTCAAAAGACGTCGAAAAATAGTCAAACCAACGACTATCCCAAAGTGAAATCCAACGCTAAAATCAAAGTGACTCTCGTTCAGAATCAGCTACTCGAATTCGGTGAACGCATCACCGATCCCGTCAACGTTTCCAACGAAGAATACCTCAGCATTTGTCGCAACATTCAAATGCAACCCGGATGGATCGACATTTCACGCAGCGAACAGAGTCTCAAATTTGCTTTCCAAGTCAACGAAATCATCGAATGTTCCACCATTATCGGTGAAGCCAGTGAACCGCTATCGCCGCCTCAACGTTTCAATGCCAACAACATCAAAAGTACCAACAAAATCGCCACTTTTGGACCTCAACTGAAAATCTACTTGAATAAACATCAGCCGATGGTGATTGAGAGTAACAATGAACACATCAATATCGGAATCTGGGTCAAATCCAATGACCAAATTTCTGAAGAAAATAAATAATATAAAATGATGAATAGAAAGGTGTTTGTAGGTGGAATCATCATCAGTCTATTGGCGATAGTCTACTTGCTGTCGTATCCGAAACCCGTCACCCCCACCGTTCAACAACAGCGACCAGTCGTCGTCTACGAAGCCATGAAACGACCGGCTCCCGTCAGACGTCCTCTGCGCTCCTTTCGTCTTCCTGCTCCTGCTTCTCCTAAGCCGGTAACCGTTTCACCACCAGTACCAGTACCAATGCCAGCTCACGTCATGTTGACGCAAACGAGCGAATCTGCTCGTCCAGATGAAGAGTCGCGTCCTTTTCCCGATGAAGCGCCGCCATCATTCGTCGAACCGCCTCCGCCACCGCCGCCGCGTTTAGCTCCATCGTCGCTCACGCAGGCGTACACGCCCACAGTGTTACCTCGAAGAGCCAGAGCGTTACCGATGAGTCGTAAAAGTTTCCGGTCCATGCCACCGCAATCTTTTACGCCACCACCACCACCACCACCTGAAGCGGATCGGCGACCCGTGACGCTCATTAAAGATCTTTGAATAGTGTCATTTTAAAAGTTTTGGTTAATTTTTAAAATGATAGAGTTTTCTGTGGCGTTTCATGGCTCGTTCATTTTTGACGCTTTTACCGCACGTTGAACATTGACACGGGTCTTGTTCGATGCGAGTCACGCAGCACTGAAATTCTCGTTCGTTTAACCACAACGGTCGATAGCCGCACGACTGAAACACATAGTTGACCAACGACTGATGACTGGACGTTTCAAACCATAACGTTTCGTAACCTTTAGCGAAATTACCCGTCGATGTGACGACGACCACGCACACGGCGGTCGTGTCATTCCTCCACGTAGCCGACCAATTGGCGTCGAATTTCAAACAAATTCCTCGACGTTGACATGCGGCAAAAAGAGTCATTGTCACAACACATATATTACACGACCGGACGGCCAGCGAAGAAGCTATGCTCTCTGTCTTTATATAATATTCGTTCCTCATTTCTCTAAATTAATAAATTATGAATAATCAGTTATGGTTGATTATGTTTTTCGTGGTGATCTTGGGAGTACTCGGAGTTTTTGCCTTTACAGAGAAAAGACGGTCACCTGCACCGTTACCACCGGCTGAACCCACGTACGGTCTGTACGGTGGCGCGCCTCTCATGTTTAACGGTGCCATTCTACCGGCGACGATCGATTTACCTAATCCACCCCAACCCCCCATCGCGGCCTACACGCCTTACGGTGCCTATTCGGAACAGTCGCTAGGCTTTCCCATCGGCAACTATTGGCCCAGACCGGACATGATGACGTTTCCCGAGTTTACAATCCCCACCTACATCAATGCTCCCGATAGTACGATGAAACCTCCAGTACCGGGACCCGGACCCGCGCCCGGACCCGTGCCCGTACCCGTGCCTGGACCCGTCGACGCCAAACTTGCCGCTAATTTAACGAAATATTTCAAACAATTGTGGCCAAATATGACGACGTTGACTGACCCGGTCAAATTGGAACAAATCTACGACAATTTAGACGCCTACTATCTCGATTGGATTCCAGGCAAAGAAAAAGCCTCAGCGTCCAACTACAAAACCGATCGTATGCCTTTGTTGACGGCCATCGATTCCGACGCCAAACTCGACTACTCGCGACTATTTGACGGCAACGTGTGCGATTGTTTGCGTATCGCTCACAAAGAATGCATCTACAGTCCTAATCGATTGCAAGCCAAAGAACTTTTGGACTGTCCCACGTGGCCCTACATGGTCGTCAATTTGACCAACGCGTGGCTCATGAAACGCGCCTATGATACCAACAATCCCGATAGCAATTATCGCAAAGATACCATCGTTCGAAACGGCATGTCGGGCATGAAAGGATTTCCCAACGATTCTTTTTACGAAGGTTTCGTCTATCCGGGCGAATACGCCGTCCCCGATTTGTGCAGCAGTAAACCCGATCCGTTTTTCGACGAAATGCAACCCGGTCTGACGTCCGGTGGTCAGCCACTCAACATGTCGCGTCGCAATCCACCGTGGTGGTATCCTCAAGATTGCTCTTCGACGGCTTGCGAATTCCCCGACGAAAAATGTTTGACCGTCGTCAGCGACGGCTCGTATGGTGGATCTCAATCCAAGGGCACCTTTAAACGTTGCTATCGCGACGGAACGTACACGATCGGCAATAAAGCTCCCGCTTCGGCGTCACGTAGCGGCTTTGTGCGCGAATACTTGACGACCGACCTGAAAGACGACTGTCCCGGCGGTTTCCCGCCCAACATTTGCGCCGACGTTTCTCCGCGCGATTATCGCGGCTACTGGACGTACCCTTTAGTCGGTTGCGGATTGTGGTGGACCGTCGGCAAATCGGTGGCCGTCAACACTAAACTCGGTCTGCTCTTGGCTCCCAAATCGGAACAGGGATTGGGTCTGGATTTCGATAAACTCATGGAATTGCGCACGCAAACCAACGCTTTCGAACAGAATTTGTTCCAACAAGTCAATCGAGTCATGCAAATCATTCGCGACGGTAGCGTACCCGCTAACGGCACCATGTGGCCGGCTATGACGTTGGACGTATTGAAACAGCACGGTTACAAGGGCGCTCAGATTGCCGATAGAACGCAAGCCTTCAGCGCCGCCAAAGATCTCGTAGCCTACTGGTACAAAGAAGGCTATACGGGTCTCGATTCCACTCCTCACGGTTTCAATTACAATTACTCGAAATATTTCCCGTTGGGTTGTCATTTTTCGTACGCGTCTCGTTTCGATCATTTGCTCACCTCGTACATGACGGTAGCCAAATTGGATTCCATTCAGTTTTTAGTGGAACCGCAAAACGTCAAAGTCGGTCTGCGTCCGGCCTACATGTTTGAAATTTTCAGCAAGAAACCTCGAACGGCTGATGCTATGGTCGGTTCGGCATTCCAAGATTTCAGTATCACGTCGTGTCGCGCGTGCTACAGTCTCGATCCGGGACCTCAAATCGAACAGTACATCAAGTACGGCTACTTGCCGGCATCGGCCGTCACCACCAAGAAACTCATCGATCCCGCCGTCTTTTTGGCTCGTGCCAGTGCCAAGAGTTTCACTCCGGCCGTGCTTTAAGTTTGCATCAGAAAGCCTCATCGCCTACAACATAAAGATAATGAGTACGCGTGTCGTTTTGAAACGCGTCGAAGACGAACAACGTCTACGCGATCGTTTTACGGTCGTTCTCGAAGACAAGACGACTCGCGTGTGTTTTGTCGACGGTGTTTGGCCGACGTTCAGTGTCCCTTTCTCGGCCGTACCGACGAGCGGCAACAATCGCTTGTATCGACCTTGTCTCTCGTTTCCCCGATTCACGGGCACGTTGCGTCCCGAACAGGTCAATATTCATCAAAATGCTCGCATCAAATTGGCCGAAACGCACGTTGTCATGATTAGCTGTTTTCCCGGTTTCGGGAAAACCATAACCACCCTGTCGTTGGTGTGCTCTCTTCGCTTGCCGGCCATCATCGTCTGTCATCGCGTCTGTTTGGTTCAACAATGGCGCGAATCGATCGCCACGTTTTGCAGCGGCGATGCTCTCGTCGTCGACTTGCCAGGCTACACGGGCACCGACTATCATTTTGGCATCATCAACATTGCCAACGTTCACAAATTAAACGACATCCCGGTCGATCACGTGCTCGTCACCGATGAAACCCACTTGTTGCTCAGCGAAAAACGCAGTTTGAATTTGTTGAAATTCTGTCCCAAACGATTCATCGGCTTGACGGCGACACCCTATCGTCCCGATGAACTGCACGTCTTGTTTAAATTTTTTTACGGTGAAAATTTCATCGTGAAAAAATTGTTCAAAAAACACGATATCTACACGGTGTACACGGGCATAGTGATGCTCGAGCGGCGCATTTACGGCAAACTCGACTGGAACTACATGTTGGAACAGCAAGCCACCAACGTGCAGCGTCATCGTTTACTGGTCGACATTATTCAAACGTTCCCCGCTGACCGCACGTGGCTCGTGCTCGTCAAACGCGTGGCTCACGGTGAAGCGTTGCGCGATTTACTTTTGACCGTGCGACCGTCGCGCGTCGTCAGCCTCCTCACGGGCAACGTGCACACGTACGACAAACAGTGCGACATTTTGATCGGCACCGTTGGCAAAATCGGGACGGGTTTCGATTTTCCCAAATTGGATTCCCTACTCGTCGCTGCCGACATGGTTCAATACTATATCCAATTTCTGGGCAGAGTCATGCGAACGAAAAACGTGCCCGTCGTCGTCGACGTGGTCGACCAGCACGCCATCATGAATTTGCACTACTTGTCTCGCAAAAAAGAATATCTCGAACACGGAGGGCGCATCATCAATGCCAACGAACGCGTTCGAGATTTAACCACCACCACTACTAACCCGTAGCGGCGGCGGCTTCGACGTCTCGCGAAACGATCGTCACGTGCAACGATTTACATTTCATGGGAAAGACGAAATGCTTCCTGAATTCGTCGACAAATTCGCTAAAAATAGTCAATCGAAGATCAAAGACGGTCGTCTGTTTGGTTCTATAGATGAAAGAATTGAGCGATTCCGTGTGATGCCTCAGTCGGCACATGTTGTGACTTTCGTTGACAAACACCCCGGGACCGATCAGTTTAGTTTTCTTGCAAAAATCGTATTTACATCGGGTAATATTGGTAAAATGATGCGCGAATTTACACAGATTATTGTAGACGCACGGTTTCTTTAGCAAATAGAGTCGACAGAGTTTCACGTTGACGACGCGTGACGGCACCGTCGGATGCCTCGTGTTCCATCGCTGAGGTATCGTGTACACTTGGACGTGATTGTTGAACATTTTATCGATATCGTCCGTCGACTCGAACAAATTATAGTGGATAGGTTTCGGAAATATATATCGTCTTTTTTTGGTTGTCATCTCGTCTGGATCGTCATCGTCGTCATCGCCACCGCTGCTGCTGCGATATTCGACAATGGCCGCGTCTCCATCGTAATCGAAATAGTCATCCAACTCTTCTTCGCTGCTGACGAGCAAGTCGTCTTCGGGTACCGCCGCGATTTCATCCGACATTTTTCTATTGTTCTTGACCAATTCTTTATCATCTTGAATTACACAACATTTTTTGAAAAATTAATTTGTCTTGTACAATTCTTTGACGCGTTGCAGCGTCTGTTCTTCTTTGCCCAGTCGACGATTGACGTGGTTGTGAAACGTGAACCAAAAGTAAAACAAATTGGCTTTGTTCAGACACGCCCATGTCAACGCTTCTCCTCCCATTTCACTCGTGTAGGTGTAGGCCAAATGTTGGGCTGCCGTCGTCGGCAACCAGATGTGAAACGTTTCGAGAAATTGACGCATGCGCGTCTGATCTGCAAACGTGGGTTGATCTCGATACGTCAACGCCGTCATGTGTAAAAAGAACCAGAATGGCGGTCCCCATCCCGCCACGCGCGTCGAATACATGTTTCTGGCTTGCATTAAACCGACGAGCGGTTTGTGAAGGCGTTGATTGACGGCGTTGTGAAAATGGACGTAAAACTCGAAAAGCGATTGACGCGACATGGTCGCTTGCAATAAATTGGATTTCGACACGTAGTCTCGAGCGTGTTGCTGACAATAGGGACAGGGTAACAAATTGGGCAACAAGATGAGAAAGTCAATGGCCGCTTTTACGTGAGGCGACGATGGTGTCGCCGGATAGGCCAGACTGCTCGTGTGTAAAAAGAACCAAAAAGAAGGTCCCCAATCGGTCGTCGATCTAAACGATGATCTGTTTGCGTTCATTTATTGGAGGTTATTAAACGTAGTCGTACATGACGTTCATTTGCGGCGCAAAACTGGCTCTACGATGGCGACGACTCGACCGACGCATGGTACGTCTCATGGTCGTGGCCGAAGCGCGACGTTTAGACTTTCGGCGTTTAGTTCGACGAGACTTTCTACGCGATTTCTTTGTCACTCTGGCCATGAAACACTTTCGTTTTCCATTGGCCCTAAAGCAAACTTTTCTCTTTCTAGTACGAGCTACCATTTTATTTAAATAAAATTAATAACGGCGGCGACGTTTGCTGGTCTTGCGACGTTTACTAGATTTGCGCGACTTTCTTTTTGAACGTCGCTTGGAGCGACGTTTGGACTTGCGAGATTTGCGACGAGCCTTGGCTGCCGCCGGTCCCAACAGGAAATCCGGTGGCGGTGGCAGCTCAGCCTCTATTGACGGTGTCAGAAATACTGACGGTGCGTCTTCCGCGAGATCTAGGGAGGGATCGTAATTTCTCGGTCCAAAATAGGTCGTCTTGGGGTACGGACGACGACGAGTGTACCTTCGTCTCGTCCTTCTTTTGGTAGTGACACGTTTATTGGACCCTCTTTTAAACCAATAACATCTCTTATAGTATCCTTTTCCTTTTCTAGATTTGACCATTATTATTTATTAATATCAATTGATTTTAAAATTGCTCACAAATTTTAATGTAGTTTGTGTGTACACACGATGAATGATTTAGAAAAGTTTGATTTCAATCTGGACGCTCGCGATGAGGACATGTGGTCGTTGCTGGCATTTGTCCAAGTGTACGACATCAAGAGTCTTCCGGTCGAAGTGTCGCAACAGTTGACGCGGTTCTATTGCGACAAAATTCGTCAGGTTTCGAAACAAACAGGTCGTGACGTCATGGACGACCATTTTCTCAATACGGTTCACTATTGCATTTGTCGTGGCTACGAATTTTTTCGTAACCTAACACCCTTCAAATTGCGCGTGTGTTTGGCGACGCGATCGCAAGTGAATGCCTACTGGCTCGAACGCATTGCTTCGTTGATGCAATTTCTATAAGTTCCAATATTTTTCATGGAATATTGGAACTATTTCTTAATATAAATCTTTGATTCGAATAAAGAAAAATGATGCAAACACTTCAATCGAATGCTTTCGAGACTCTTGTCGTAGAGTTCAAAAAATATCTGGCTTTACAGGTGCCGTCCGAGTTGGCCGTCGTCTTTCTGACGGGTAGCGACTGCAAGTATTGCGTGGAAATGCGAGAGGTCATTGATCGTGTCATGCCTCGCTATATAGGCAAAGTGCAATTTTTCACCGTCAATTTGAGCGAGAACAAGTCGGTCGTCTCGAAAGCCGAAGGTAGCGTCTATCAGGATGGCAGCGACGCTTCCATTCAACACGTACCCATCGTTATTTTCTATCGCAAACAAATGCCCATCGCTCGTTTCAAGGGTCAGTACAACGAACACGATTTCGCTCAGTTCATCGCGTCCGCGATCGAAGGTTCGGTCGCGGTTCCAGCTTACGCTCCGCCTCCGTCGTACGCGCCACCACCCGCCGCCGCCGCTGGGTATCCAGTAGAGCAGCCGGTTGCCGCCTCCGCTTATCAGCAGCAGCCGTACGCCTATCAACAGGCAACGCCGCAACAGTATCAGCAGCAGCAGCAGCATTATCAACCGACTGCGGCGACGGCACCGGCTAAACTTCAGCAATCGTACTACAACACTCCGTACCGTCAACCTCCTCTGCAGCAGCACCAACAAGATCTCTACAACAGACCGGGAGCAGCTGCCGCCGCCGCCGACAACGCGCCCAGCATCGAAAACTGTAGCGGACGTAAATTTTGCTATTCTACCTACGCAAATGCTTATAACAGTTGTTAAATAATTGTTTGATGTAGATAAAAATGGAGAAGCACATTGAATGGCTATCTCGCAAAAGCGATGTGTTGAAAATGTTTTTCATGATGATTCCCGTCGGCGACGCTTTCCATTTACCCGATTGCAGTTGGGCGTCAGAGACGCGAGGACCCGACACGTGCGTCTGTCAGCACATTATGTGGCGCGTTTACGGCGTTTTGACTAGCAGCAGCAGCAACGGCGGCGACGGCCCTCAGTCGCTCGTATAGCGCTTCCGTCACGTAATCTGGACAATCGACGTGCACGTGATCGACGTAGAAAACGACAGCGACAACGTCAAAGGTCACATGTCGTCACGCGAATTCTCTCAACCATTTCAATGTCGACTCCAAATAACGACTCGTGTACGCTTCTGTAAATGTTGCCGTTTCCTTGTACCATTCTTGATATGTTTTTATCCAATACATGAGTACCCCCTGTAAGTCTTTTGATTCCAATGTCGCGTGACACGCTTCGATGGGGACGATAGAGTCGTCGAGGTGAAACAAGTGCGTAAACAATTGGTTTTCGCGCAACGTCCGGACGCTTTTCCAGCGACCCACATCTCGCCATTGTCGTTCATTATCGCTACAGCTGCTGCTACCGCTGCTGCTACAATCGGAATTGTAACCCGAAGCTCCTCCTTCCGTTGTGGGCGGAGTTTCATCTTCGTCGCGTGGGTAGTCGGCGCATTGAGTCACTCGCGCTAGCAAATCAAAAAGACTGCGTTTGAATTGTCGATGGCGTCGAGCGTGTCGCAACCCGACTTCAAATTCCACGCCCCAATGCTGAAAATTCTTTTGCAGAATGTAAATGTCGTGGATGGGACAAAAGACCATAGGATTCATGTAGTGATGCGTTTGAGTCATGGGCGCGCGTAAACCTGTCACGCCCCGACAGTAGCTGAACCCGAAATCGATCATGATGGGACGATAGTCATCGTACGGCAATATGGTACGCGTGCCGTCGTTGAACGTGTACACGTGTTTACTTTGCGACGCTTTCACCATAAGAATGTTGTCGAAATGCAAGTCGTAATGGGTGAAATCGCAGATTTCTCTGGCCACTTTGAGCATGCAATAGAGATGCAAATAAATGAGCTCTTTTTCGCTCGTGTTCAGCTCGTCCATAGCGTCGTACAGAGTGAATTCGTGTTCGATAAACTCCATGACAATACACTGCGATTTCGCCGTTTCCTTATAGTCCAGCAGTCGAGGGAAAAAAGATTTCATTCTCTGGTCGCTGTTCAAGACGAGCATAACGTCGCGTTCGTGTTGCAAATTCACGTCCGGTAAGCTATTGGTCTTGTAAATGGCTTTCTTTTTTTTATATTTTCCCTCGTAGACGGTGCCGTAGTTTCCTTGTTTGGATAGTTTTTTCATCGTATATGTGTGTTTATGTGTCTCGGTTGATTCTTTTTAGGAGCCAAATAAATTTGATTCACCACGATTACCTGTAAATTTTACAGATATATTGAACGTCGAGCTAAAAGAACGTATTACCACAATAAAAATGACTGAAAAGATGGTTTCTCAAGAAAAGATGGTTCGTCAAGGAAAGTTGCACGTGCGTCAAAAGAAGCAGACGCGCAACGAGAGCATCAAGTCGTGCAAAGAGACACTGGAACGGCTCATCAACACCTATCAGATGGAGCCAGAGTTTGCTCACGATTTGGAAGAGTTTAGCAAGCTCTTTGCGTCCATGTTGAAAACGCTCGAAACGGTGAAAAAGACGCGCAACAATGCCAACACGGGATTGGGTAAGAGTCGACCCGTCACGGCCGCCACGCGCGCTTTCATCAAGCAAGTGTCTGGCGACGACAACGACAACGGGGCGTGTTCTCGTTCCGTTCTCACCAGTCTCATCAGCCGCTACGTCAAGGAAAAGCAACTTCAAACCCACGAACGCAAAACCTTGTTCCAATGCGACGAGGCGTTGTGTAGCATTCTCCAATGTACCGCCTCCATGTGCAACGATGCCAAGAAATTGGAAAAGTACTTGGAACTCGAGTGCATTCAAAACCGCGCCTACATGCAACAGTATATAATCGGCTTACTCGAGTCTGGTTCAACCATTGAGTTGGCGGACGAGCTGAAGTTGCGTGAAAACGATTTGATTTCCTGGACAGAATTACAGAAGATTTTGTTTTTAACTTTCGAAGATGAACAGCAAAGCAGCCCTAGCCAATAAATTTGCCGAGAAAGCCGGTTTGACCGATGCCAAATCGACCACCATCCCATCGTGTAAGTCCATCAACAAGCCGGCCGGACTTTTTATTGGCGAAGACAATTTGAAGTCTTCTGGATGGAAACCTGAACTGATGGCTGTTGGAAAACCTCATAAACTTGTAACTCGAAAACTCGACCCCATTACCAAAGGCTTTGAAGAAAAGCCAGGTATTCTTTTGGATGCTCCACGCCTTCTCATTTTACGTTCGTCACCGTTACTTTGTAAAAATCTTAACACTGGTTATGTTGATGGCTTGTGGAATGCTCCTCTGCACAAACCGGTATCTTATTTGAGATGTATGAGACGTCATTTAGTTTTGTTTGTCGATGAAAAAAATGAGCCGATGCACACTCGTCCCATTCAATTGAGTGCTATGGGACATTTTATGTATAACTTTGATAAAATGTATGAGAAATTTGTTGTCACCATGATGGCCCAGGAGAACTTGCCTTTTGGCGGTAAATTGGACGACACTACGGACAACAAACAGCTCTACTTTTCCAGCTTGTTTGTTTACGCTCCTATTTTCCAGTCGCAAGCCGTCGGCACGCCACCCAATTCGTCGATGGCGTGCATCACTACCGATTTCAAACCCAGCGTCATGATTGAAGCCAACGATGAGCACATGGAAGTTTTCCAAGCCGGAAAGAATTGGTGGAAAAAGGCCGTCAAAAGTTTGTCGTCACTGGAACCTTCTCCCACTCCAACCGTGGTCGACTCGAATTTCGGCGGCGGCGAGAACATTATCTACGAAGAAGAAGTCGACTTTTAATTTTCTTTGTGTTGGTAGTCACATGTAGTAGTGATGGTAGAAAAACAGTAGTTGGTAGTAGTTGGTAAACTTTCAATATTTTTCACATTTTAAATATTGAAAGTATATAACAATAAAATATGTCTGACGTGATAAAGTTGGAAAAATTGCCCAATTATGATTGTATTTTGCCCAACCAATACACGTATAAAGATCGAAAAGCTAGAGGTTCGAAAATTATCATTGTCGGCAAACCCGGTTCGGGTAAATCGACGTTGCTCAAATCGATTCTGAAAGCCAAAAGCGATATCATTAAAACGGGCATTGCCATGTCCGGCAGTGAAGGTGCCAATGAATTTTATAGGGAATTTTTCCCGCCACTTTTCGTCTACGAAGAGTACGACGATCAAGTGCTAGCCGACGCTTTGACACGTCAATCCAAGGTTATTAGCAACAAGGAATTGGCCGACGAAGACAAGTGGTTGGCCGTCATTTTAGACGATTGTGCAGATCAGCCTAGCGTTTTTAGACAGAAAATTCAGAAAACTTTGTTTAAAAACGGAAGTCATTTTAGAATGTTTTACATTATATGCATGCAATTCGCGTTGGACATGCCGTTGAACGTGCGCACGGCCGTCGACGGCGTCTTTCTCTTTCGCGAAACCAACTTGGAATCGCTCAAGCTCATGTACGTCAACTACGCCGCCATCGTGCCGTCGTTTGACTTGTTCAAACAACTCATGCTCCACTACACGGGCGACCATCAATGTCTCTTTTTGAACAACGCTCTCCAGTCCAACGATTGGAAACAGTGCGTCTACTATTGTAAAGCCGACGTGGTCGACGGTTCGTGGCGTTTCGGTTCTTTCGACCTGCACCAATGGAACAACGAACGATTCAATCCGTTGTGGGACGATCCAGAGTATCAAATGAATCAAGCACTCAAAGAGTTGCCTACTACTAATCGCTAAACATTTGCGTCCATATCGGTGTTCCGTCGCTTTTACGCACGGCGCCGACACCGATTCGTTTGTACGACGTGCCCAAAATATTGCTACGGTGACCCGGTGAATTCATCCATCCTCGCATGACGGCTTCGGGTGTCCCGTAGCCTGCGGCGATATTCTCTCCTATGGCTCCCCACGGGTAGCCGGCTTTACGAGCCCTATCTCCCGGAGTTTCGCCGCTGGGATTGTTATGATCGAAAAATCGTCGACTGTTCATGTCGGCGCTGTGCGCGCGGCTAATGTCGGCCAATTTGGAGTCAAACACCAGTTGAGCTAGACCGCGACTCGATCTTTCGGCGTTGGTGATTCTCGCCACTTGACCTTCCCATCCATCAGGAGCCGGTAGAGAAGGTTCAGCTGGTCGTCGCGGTCCCGAAGACGACGAATTCAACAAGATAAGCACCACTACAAAGAGTAGAAACCCACCAAAGACCAATAACATTTTTTGAGAATTTAACATTTTATCTCTATTAAAGGTAGATTATTGTAAAAAAAACTAGGCCGCCATGACGACAAACAGCAGCAGCAGCGTCTACATTATCGACGATTTGTTGGACGAAATCGACGTGTTGAATTTGTTGGCGGCCGTTTCGGACGAAAAGGAGAATTTCTTTCCAACGGGCACTGTGACCAACGCGGTCGACTATCGTCGATCGACCATGATGAATGTGACACCGGCTTTTATTCGACAACTGTTTCACCATAAAGTGATCTCTTTACTGCCCGAAATGTGCCGTCATTTATGGCATCCCGATTTCATCTTGGACGACTCGGCTTTCGAGTGTCAAGTGACTCGCAGCGGTCACGGTGATTTCTATTTGGAACACACGGACAATTGTACACCGTGCGAATTACGCGAACTCACCTACGTCTACTATTTTCACACCAATCAGTTCACCGGTGGAGAATTGGTCTTTATCGACGATGGCACTATTGTGAAACCGCTTCGAAACCGTCTCGTCGTTTTCGATTCGTCGCGCATGCATCAAGTGTTGCCCGTCACCGTGACGGGTGCCAACACGTTCGAAAACGGTCGTTTCACCGTCAACGGCTGGATCCGACGACGTGCCGACCCGTAAAAAAATTCAAAATAAGATGTGTGTTATTTTGAATTTTGTATATGCGTGTGCGTGTGTGCGTGTGTGTGTTTAATATCGCGTGGCGATAGTGACGTCGCCAACATTGTTGACCATTTCTCTGTAGAGTGGAATCATGCCGCTCGTTTGCATGACCATTTCGTTGTCGGGTGAAAATTCGGCTCCCGCGTTGATGTTGTGTCCACCGTACGTGGACTGGTATTTGAGCAAACCCAATTCGTTGGTGGTGTCGTTGTGTCGACCGCCCATCACCGTCATGGCTCCTTCGCGCAAATCAATGTGCGGCGTGACGGCCGGTTTGAACCAATTGTCGCCCGATAGAGGAGCGATAGGCAAATCGCCTCGAATGGGATCACCGAGAGAAAAGAGTCGGCTCATCTTGTTGGCGTAGACGGCGCGCGGGTAAATGACTGGCTGCAATTGACCGCTATGGCTCAAACCCAACGGGTTCATGGGATCCACGGCCAAGTATTGCGTGTCGGGTACGGGTCCTTGCAGAGCCGAAGTGTAGGGAACGTCGGCGACGCGCGGTGCCACGTTACTCGTCTGATTGGGAGGCACAGTGTAATTCAAGGTGAAATTGGTGGTGGGCGGTGCCAACATATCGCTAGCTTCAGCGCGACGCGGACGCACCAGCATGTCGCTGCTCATCATTCTTGCCGGTTGAGGCACCATCGATGCCGCCGGTTGTCTAGTGGTGTTGTAATCGAGCGTGGTCGTCATGGCTCGAGGAGGAGGCTCTTCGAATCGATACGACAAGGGCGGCATGAATGTTTCAATGAGGGACGGCGATTTTCTTTTCGTCCACGCGGCGCACAATCCGACAGCAATTAAAAGTGTCAATATAACTTGAATCATTTATTATTAACATCCACATGTTGTGAAATATTTTGCGAACGACTGAGCGCGTCTTTAGCGTCGAACGAGAAAATAGTAAAGGCCGATTCCTGCAGCCATAGCAGCGATGAAAAATCCTAGGCAAGCGTAATCCATATTTTATTATAACGTGGTTTTAATCAAATCATATCCTTGTTGAAAAAGTTTTATTTTCGTCTCATGATCCAACGAAATGATGGATTCCACTCCGCCTCCGTCGGCTTCGAATTCGTAGAGACGATGAATTTTCGAGCACGCTTCGAGACGCGACTTGTCGAGCAAACGACTCGGTACACTAAAGACAATGTCGACCAATTCTTTGAGACCCGGTGCCGGTGGCGGAAGTGTCGTCGGCAACGGTAACGTTCGCGGTCGAAAACATAGAGCCATGATTCGTTCGCTGAAATCAAAATCTTGAGCCACATCGACGGCCAAATTGTTGACGATGCCTCCATCCATGTAGACGTGCTGGGTTTCGACGCAGCGCGGCAACGTTCCCAACGGGATGGCGCAACTGAAGAGAACGGCGTTAATGACGCTATAGTCGGGTGTAGTGATGACGCTGAAAATCTCTTGTCGCCGCATCGTCACGTTGAAGGCAATGACAAAAAAAAACTTGCCAGTTTTTTTGAATAGTTGCTCGAACGTGACTTGAACATCGAGATAGGTGGGCATAACGGTGGGCAGTAGACTGTGCACGTACGGCGGCCGCGTGCTAAACTGGAAAATCTTTTTCAACGGCAACAGATCGTACTGTTGCGACGGCGTGTGACCGCACAGGAACAGCAAACAAATGATGCTACCGACGCTCGTACCGCAATACGTCGTGATGCGTTCCAAATGGCCGTGCTCTTTCAAGTAGTGCAAGCCGCCCAAATACTGGACGCCCTTGAATCCTCCGCCGCCGATGACGAGCGTGTCGCACAGCTCGGTTCTCTGACAATTTCCATTACCAATATCGAAATTGTAGTGATGGAAATGGCCCATAATTTATTTATATCGTGTGTGATAAATATATTATTTTTCTTGGAGTGAATTTTTTAAAGATAAAAATGAATAAGACTCCAATTTACAAAATTTTGCACAACGACAACACGGCAGATAGGCTGGACCGTTTGGAACGTTTGTTGGAACGCGTGCTCCAGCAACAGCAGCAGCGAATAATGCCAGCGGCGGCAACAATCGCTACACCCCCCACCATGTACGCTCCTTCGAATGTGGTCAAGAGCCAAGCGGATTGCGTCAAATGCGCGACGCGGGCCGCCACGTCGGAAAAGGTGCTCTATTTCGCTCTCGGCGGTGTTCTCGTTCTCCTCGTCACTTTGACGATTAAAAATATGAAAAATAACCGAGGCCAAAAGTACGGCAGATAACCTTAAAAAGTGGAAACATGTTTTGCGATTTCTGTATGTTTAGTAGCGCCAACGACGGGGAGTTTAAGAAACATTTTCGTCGCGCCCCCTGTCGCACGGCTCGATCGATTCTTTTCTGTTGCAAATTGTGCGACTATGTCGGCCACTCGATCAAAGACATCAAGAAGCACGCGTGCACTCGCGTTCGCTTCGAATTCAACGAAATGGAACGTTTGCGAACGGCGCAACTTTTGCCGACCCCTCATCAACTCGTCACCACCGTCGCCGAGCACGAATGGTACAAGATGGAACAACAATTGAAAGAAGTACGCGTCATCATGAACAATCCCAACTTGCAATTGACGCACGTGTCGCTGAGTAATCGCGAACAATTGTTGCTGGTGCCCGGTAAATTGCTCTACTCGCTGTGTCAGTACCGCAAATGGCTTCACGCCCCTCACGTCGGATTGCCCAATTTATCGGTGGAAAACATTTGTCAAGTGATTCGCAATCGTCGCTACGCCGATCGTTTTTTCGTTTTCCAAGTGCACGACGAATGCGATGTGCGTCACTATTTCAAACTCTTGTTCGCCAAAGCCGATGCCGCCTATTGGCCTTTTTGTGTCGACAATGCCACCATCACGCATTGGGTGTACAATTCGACGTGGTGTCCCTTTTCGAAAACGGTCGACGGTCAAGTGTACGTCAAACAGACGCGCGACGAGCTGTTGAACGCGCTCTACGAATCGCGCTACACCAATTGGCATTGGTCGCGAATGTCTCGCGGCGATTTCCATCGATTCGTGTGTCGCGAGTGGACGACGTTGCACTACAAGAACATCATAAAAATCGTGGGCAGTCTGGCCGATGTCATCAATCACCAGTGGACAGATTTGGAAGCGGAGCAGGGACGCGTTCGCGAAAAAATCGAGAAACTCTTTCCGACGCTTTTCGATTTTGTGAGTTTTTGGGACGCGGGCGTGGACGCGGTCGTCAATCGAGTTGAGCTCAACGATTTGACTCTTGACGACGTGGATCTGTACGAGTGTGTGGAACTGTCGTTGACGTTCGAAGAGGCCGTGTCTCGTTTTGTCGGCAAGAAAAAGCAACGCGGATGGCTGCCTTTGATGCGAGTTTTTCGCTCGAGCAATTGAATCGTCACTACGGTTGCTCGGCTCCCAATAAACGCGTCTTGTACGAAATGATTTTCGGTGTGCCCGTGACGGACGACGACGTTTGGAATCTCCCCGTTTTCGACGAGTACAAGAAAAAGGAACAAGAATTCGAAAAGTATATCGTGTCGCCTCACGATGTCGAAGAAGGTGTTCTCATTTGTCACAAGTGTAAATCGAAAAAAATCACGGCCTACAGTCGTCAGACGCGCAGTGGCGACGAACCGATGACCGTTTTTGCTAAATGTAGTATGTGTCAACATCAATGGGTTCAATAAATGAGAAGACCACAAGTCCTTTTTCTCGTCTTGTTATTTCTAACGATTGGTCTAGTTGTAGTCATTATTGCTAAGCAGCGACGACGCGTTCGCGAGTCGTACGTCATCAATTCACCTTCGGCCGTCTCGTTGTTGCATCGATTGAGTGAAGCCATGCGCGACATTTTAAGTAGTACTAGTAGTGGTGGTGGTGGTGGTGACTACTTGACGGCCATGTTGAACGGTCGCGACGTGTACAACGAGTTTACCATGGAGGAGGGTAGTCGATCGTACACGGAGAATAAGAAACGTATCGTCGTCTGTTTACGTAAAAACCCCAATGAATTCTATTCGTGGAACAGTTTAATGTACGTCCTGTGTCACGAGGTGGCGCACGTCATTTGCGACGAATTGCATCACACGGAGAAATTTAACGCCATCAACGCGGCGCTTTTAAAACGCGCTGAGACGTTGGGCTACTACGATCCACGAGTACCGTTCGAATCGAATTATTGTGGTTTATAGAATTATGATAAAGTATAGAATAAAAAGAAATATGGACGCCAAAGATGTTTACATTGTTCCCGTTTTCGGTGGCTACGGTACACCCAGCCAGGTGGCACCCGAACGATTGGTCAAGGGAGGCTACACGCGCATGACGGACGCCTACACGGGTAAAGATCAAGTGGTGACGTACGTGCGTCGCACTATTATTCCCGAATAAGCGGAAAAAAATTGCTAGCTAAATTGGATACAATTACCTAGTAAATAAACAGAGAAAAATATGGATATCGAATCCGGACACGAAGAAGTTTACAAGCCGTTGACGACTAAAAAGCATGCTCCGCCAGAGTCTCGAGCGTCGCGTCGCTACGCGCTCTTTCTAACGGCTACCAAAGTGCTCTGTTTGTTGATGGTGTTGAGTCTTTTGGGATACTACGTCTACGTGACGGTGACGATGGACGACGCGACCGCTCAGTTGGTACGCGACGTGAGTAAATTGAAACAGCATCATCATCATCAGCAGCATCGCAACAAGACCAGCAACGACGACGTTCCCGAATGGTTTACGCAAGTGCTCAATTTGACGCGCAAAGGTTTCGTTCACATTAGCCTGCAACCGTTCCCCCCGGAAGCTCCCGAACCAACCACGCACAGGCGTCCCACTACGTCTACAACCACTACGCCTGCAACCACTACTACGTCTACAACCACTACGCCTACAACAACGACGTCTACAACCACTACGCCTACAACAACGACGACTGTTGAACCTCCCACGACTAGCAGTACTACTACGTCGACGACAGAGAGTACTCCTGAAGATAGTACGACCGAAAGCACTACGACGACCACCGAAACTATCGATCACGATTATACACTTTAAAAAAACTTTTAATTTCAAAATGTATTTTAGACATGTTGAAATTAATTAATCTAGTTTATGATAGTTTGTATGATGAATGGTTCTCTTGAAATTGTTTTCGTGTCACGTGTCTGCGTTTTAACGGGTAATTACACAATGGAAGATTACGTCATGACTCGCCATCAACCGCCTTTGCTGGCTTCCGATTTCAGGAACCAAATCATGGTCGGCTACGACGGTCGACGCTATGATAGCGTGGCCAATTCTCACGGCAGATACTATTGGCGATGCGTCGACAAGACGTCGTGTTGTCGTGGGTTGTACGATGAATCGTTGCCTCGAAAATTGGAAGCCATGAACGAAGACGTGGACGCGTTTGTTCATCTGCTGGAGAGCGACTCGTCGCTTTCGTTTAGCAGTTTTTCTCGTTCGTGGTGGATGCGAAAACCGTTGACGTTTCTCAAAGAGATCGCCATGTATCACGGTTGGCGAGAAATAGATTTCCTTCCGAAAGCCATGAAAATGAATTATATCGATTATTTTATGTCGTACCCGTCGTCGGCCGAAGCGTTCGGCGACCAACTTTTTTTGAAAAAATATTTCGTTTCGCGTCGTCAAATCACCGACGCCTACCTGTCGCGTCTCACTCTGGAACAATTGACGCGAGTCATTGCCTGGTTCCGATTGGATGTCACCGCCGACTACAAAAAAGCCATCATCGGCTACATTCAATCGGGATTAAATTTGAAATAATAATTTTATATATCTTTTTTAGGATATGTAAAATAAGACTGTGTGCGTGTGTGAATAAATGTGCGATTACAGTAAATTTTGCACGACCGACGACGTCAACTACCAAAGTTTGACGACGGAAATCTATCTCAACGCCAGTCTACAGACACTCAATCAGATTTTGAAAAAAGTTTTGGATTTCGAAGCCGAACGCGTGGATCTCATCAGCTACGACGACATACCGTACATTATCGAACGTTTCAAAGGCATGCCCGACTACGCCTCAAAAAACGCCATCTACTTTACTTTGGGTTATTTGGCTCTGCGTCACGAGTGGGACGTGATTTGGAGAGTTCAAGAATTATTTTCGACATGGCTTGATGTCCCTTTAGCATCTCATCACACGATACGCTACTATCGCTATCTAAAACTTGCACCATCTGCTGCAAGTCTTTGATTTGAATCAGTTTGAAAATGATGGCATTATTGATGATGAGGTAAAATTGTTTCTTGTCGTAGGGACACTTCATGACGAAGCGTTCGAGAATGTATTGCTTGACGCACGATCGATTCGTGTCGCGAATGTCTTCGTTTTCCTGACGCAATGAATCGATAGTTTGATGAACATTTTTCGGTAACGACGCCGACGACGACAAGATGTACTTTTCGACGTAAACTTGTTGGCTGCGAGTGGTGCAACGGCTGAGCAGAGCGACGTGATCGACGTTTTTGATTTTCATCTCTCGGAGTGCCGCGCGTTTGTTTGTTTTAGTAAATAATTTCTTGAGGTATAAGATCGACAACGGGATCGGGGGTCGGTGTGATTTCCGCCGGTTGAACGAACGCCGATTGCGGTTGAGCCATACCGTTGTAGTCGAAAGGCATGGTGTTCATCGTGTCGAGCGATTGCATGTCGTGCGGCAACGTGCTGCCGTTTTCCTCCACACCGTAGGGATCGACAACGGGTTGCGGACCGGCCGCGTAGCCGTCCATCCACGAACAGCCGCCCAAACAGATGGACTGGTCTGCCGGCACTGCCGATTGAGATTGGGGCTTTCTGTTGCTGACGACGTAGATACTGGAGGTCGGCGACGACACGGCTGGGGAAACGCTGGTCGGCGAGTCGCGCGTTTTGTAGAACACGAATGAAAATAGCAAGACGACTGTGGTCGATAGAGCCAAAAATATGTAGTTCATCTTTATTGGAGTGAAAAGTTTTGAGTGGGCGGTAGAACCATATGCACGATTTCGTCCTTGTAGGTGACGGGTTTGGGCGGCATGGTCGGCGTCGGAGCCAGTCGCATCGACTGTTCCTGGCTGACGTTGTACATTAGGGATTGGGCATCGTAGCGATCGAGTTGCGCTATATCCCAATCGGATCGAATCAGAGTTACAATATCACTACTATTCATGGTTTTATTATGGAAGTTAAAAAATTGAGTTTCTATTTTAAACAAAATTAGGTTTAAAGAAGCGTTCTTGCCAACGTAAAACTCGCAAACATTATGGAGTATCTTATGAAGTTGAGTGAATTGTGTTTGTCGGCACCCGTTGCCGCTACCGTAGTGTCCACCGCTACCAACGCTGAAGCAGACGATGGTGCTCTTTTGGATGAAATCAAGCGTCATCAAATTGCCATGACGGACGACGATGGCACGTATCAAGTGTATTGTTCTTCTTCTCCTCAATCGGAATTCGAGTGTCTCATTCGCGGCTACATTTTCAAGGGACGTCAATTGATCTATCGAGGATTTCCTTTCACGGAAGAAATGACATGCGACAATGTGACGCGTCTGGACAAAATCAATCTGGCCGACTTTAAGATTTCGTGGTCGTACGAGGGAACGATCGTAAAATTTCTGTACGTCGACGGCAAATGGCTCATGACGACGCATCGCAAACTGAACGCTTTCAAATCGCGTTGGGCCAGCAAAACGTCGTTCGGTCACCTGTTTGTCGAAGCTTTGCAGAAAGATTACGGTTTCTCATCGTACGAAGACTTTCTCGACCAATTGCAAACGACGCGTCGCTACCATTTCATCTTGATCAACAACGCCGATAATCGTATCGTCGTTCGACCCGAATTGCAAAAAGAGAGCATCTATTTGGTGTTGGTGACGGACGAGCGCGATCAGCGGCTCAAAGTCCACGAAGCCATTGGATTCATTCCCATCAACGAAACGATTCGTTTTGATACGGTCGTCGATCTCGTGCGAGCCGTGAGTGCCATCAATCCGTTCGAAAAACAAGGCGTACTCTTGTTTTCCGACGACTACCGCGTCCAGTATCGCGTTTTGAATTCCGCCTACGCCGACTATGCCAGCGTGCGCAACAACATTTCGTGTCGAGCCTTTTGCTATTGCATCGCTCGTCGCGATGCCGATAAACGACGCAAGTATTTGGAATTGTATCCCGACAGCGCCCCGATCGCCGATTGGTTCGAATTGCGAATTCCCGTCATCGCGGCCGAATTGCTGCTGGCCTACAAGAATCGATACATCATGAAAAACTACGTGCACGTCAGCCAGGAGCGGCACGGTCTCTTGTTGAAAATTCAGCAATACTACGTGGAAACGAAACGTCACCACCCGGTTCACAAACGAATCACGTTGGCCGACGTGACGCGCATCATCAACGCGTACGACTATCCAGCTCGCGTCTTCAAAATAGCCTACCAGAAAGATAAACCTCAATACAATGGTGTCAAGAAATAAATACAAAAAAAATACCAATGTCTACTAGTTTTAGTATATCCCACCTGATTGTACAACCCGAACCAACCTCACCCTCCCTTAAAAATAGACATTGGTATTTCACACAATAAAAAAAGTTTACAACACTCGATTGCCTGACGTTTGGTCGCCCACAGTTGACTGTAGGAGTTGTTACGGCGTGTGTGTGTGTGTGTGCGTCGAATGATGAACTCTTTTATAGTTATCAACGGTCGTCGTACAACGTGTAACATTGGCAATGAAGTCATTTACTTGGAACGTCACGAGCTGACACCTAAGATTAGGATTGCGTATTCATCTTACAATTATTGGGAATCTATTAGTTGTCGCATAAAAGTCGGATTCGCCAGTGGCAGAACGAAATCTGGATTCATTTTTGGCAAATCCTATATGGGGTTTACATTTGAAGCCAGTGTAACTATCAACCTTGATCCAACTGTTATTCTACTAATGGTTTATCTGGACAATTGGATGTCGATAAAAAAATTCGAATGGGATTTACGATTTAAACCCTTTCCACTGGAATTAAAGTTACGGAGCGCCATTTGTATCCGTGCCAATAGTCTCGATACATCATCATTGCCGCAAAGTTTACAACACTACGTGGCTTCGATTGGTCAAGACGACGCCTAGCGTTGTGTGTCGCCTAGCGTTGTGTGTCGCCTAGCGTTGTCGTTGTCCGGCGCCGGCGGCGATTAGAGCGATGACGACGACAAAGACGGCGATACCGATGATGACGACGGCGGTGATGTTGACGGGCGACGATGGAGGAGGATTCGGTCTAGGCAGCGGCGACGGACCTGGCGACGGACGAGGCGGCGGCGGCGGCTGAGGTGGAGCTTCAAATTTGCAATTGATGGCGTTCTTATTGTCTGAAATGTTGACATTATTATTGTTTAAATTGTCGAAAACGATTTGGCAGACGTCAGATGGGCACGTGGCGTTTTTGACGTCTTGAGTTTTCAAATAGGGTGCCGTGGCGCACGCCGGATACCAGCACCCGTCATTGAAGGGAATATGGGGTTTGACGTTGCGATAATTGGGATCGGTGGATCGTTCGACGCATTTGCAATCGGGATTGTTGGGATGTTTGACGCAATAGTTTTGCACGATCGTGTCCTTGATGTCGGCCGTTTGAGTGTTGTAAAACAGGCGACACTCGTCTCCCACCTGCGTCGTGCTGTTGATGTTGCTGCACTTTTCAAAAGGTTTACCGCTTAGAGGATCCAGAGCGCACAGTGTCGCTTCGCTGCCGCACAGTCGTTCCATCATGAGTTTGTAATTGTCATTGTCACCGAATAAACGTTTGTAATTGTCAATGACGTTGATGCTATTCATTTCATCGATATCGTATTTGCAAACGAGATTGGGAGCTTTGACTTGCCATTCGACAGAGCTCAATGGATCTACGCGACCGTCATTGAGCCCGACGTCGCATTCTTTACGATCGGGAGGCACGCAAACGCGTCGTTGAGGGCAGAATCCACCGACGCACGATTCGAACGACGTGGTTTCGTCTTCGATGCCGCCCGTTTTGTTGCATGGCAATTGTTCTGTCGAGATACTGCATGTACCGAAAGAACACGCTTGGTCGGTCGTGTACGAGTCGCGCGTGCTTGTCTGTTTCTTGAATCCGGTGTAAGACATGTGTTTATAATAAATGTATATACCTTTTACGTTACCACGACAGGTGAAGTACGAGGTCAGAAAAAAATTGACTCTGCGACCCGAAGACAAAAGGAATACGATAAATGTCACAGTCGAAGAATGCGTTAATCCAGTTGAACGATTTGGCCATGAAACATGGGTTCCAAGTCAACACTACATTTTCCATCGCGATCTCGCCGATAGCGTCGACACATCATCAACCCCTGTTTACGTGTAGGTTGCAAGTGGACGAGATGGTGACTCGCGAACACACGGGTCGCAGTAAACAGGAAGCCAAAAGAACGGCGGCTATTGAATTACTGGAACTACTACAACGTCATCACAATCGACAAAAGCCCTATTTTTCGGTACCCATCGATCCGTTTCTCTTTTGGAACGGGTCGGCTCACAAGGTCAGCGTCACGATGGGCGGTGAAACGCGGGTCGTTTCCGTTTCATGCGACCGCATTTCATATCACTATCGTCCGCCGCCGCCGCTGCCGGCGACCAATCAAACAACGGTATAAATTTGTTTTCAATATTTTGTTGTATTGGAAATCTTGAAAACACACACACAAATTAAGTTAAATTTCTGTACTGTTGAGGGACGTCTTTGACGAATCCCAATTTGGCCAGAGTGATGAGCGCTTCGTCGGCAGCTTTTTCTTGGGCTTCTTTTTTCTTGTTACTCGTACCGACGCCTAGCAATTGGTTCTTGTTGTAGGCTCGACTGACGAACATGTTGTTGTCGGCCGAACGCGAGTCCTCGTAGCGCAACTGCTGCAAATGCTGGCGCTGTTCGTCAAACAACTCTTTGAGTCGCGTTTTGCCGTCAACGAGTGCTTCATATTTGATAGAAATGGACAATTCATCGAATATGGAGGACAACAATCGGTAGCACAAATCGTATCCGGCTCCGTTGAACCATACACCTTTAATTTCGTAAATGGTTTCGTTGATGACCTCTTCGAAACAGCCAAAAAAGGCTTCGAATACATCTTCTAGTAGATTTTTTTTACGTTTAATTCTTTCTTCATTCTCTGTGGAAATGTAGTTCCAGAATCCGAGCTTCTCCGAAATGATGTTGAGCTGACCTTTGGAACCGTACTTGATCTTGAGTCGAGCGACAATGTTGACGCCGTCGCTGGTGCGCAATTGCGGGAAACGATTGTACATGTAGGACACGATGAACTTGTTGACGGTCGAATCGCCAATCTGTTCGTGGTACTCGTAATTGTTGGCCTTGTCGTAGTTGACGCTGGTGAAGGCGTTACCGAATTTGGCCATACGTTCCTCGGTCAAACAGAGTTCGATAAATTCTTTCTTGAGTTTCGCTCGAGAAAACAAATCATAAATGAGATTATAAAAACGAATAGATCTGTCACCGTGATACATGCTGTTTATAATTAGGAGGTTGACAAAAGCACTGACGATCCTAGCGTGCCATCGCAACCGCAATCACCTTCGTCAACTTCACCACCAAAGAGGTTGAAACAGTCCACCATGAAGTAGATGAGGAAGACGCTGACGAGAGCCACGAAAAGCCAAAAATAACGACCCTGTTTAATCGTCAAATCTTCTTGTATATTTTGAGCAGCATACATGTTTATTTATACGACGAATATTTAAAGAACAATAAATAATAAAGAATGGCTGACTACGTTGAAGCTTCTTCTACTAAAAAAATGCCCGCGTGGAAATCGGCTATTTTCGTCGCGACGGTTTTCGCTCTGGTATCGCTACCGTTTACGCGTCGAACGCTCGAACGAACGATACCAGCGCTACAGGACAATAACGTTCTCTATTTGGCTACCGTCACGGTTATCATGTACGTCGCGACGCTGCTCATAATTCAAGGTTCTAACTAAAAATAAATGGTAGTAATGAAGACGACGACAGAGATCGTCGCAATAGAAATATAGGCATTTTTTTCCTCGTCTTATTCGTGGTGGTGGCGCCGATCGTCGGCGTTCTCGTCTACGTGTCGCGTCGACAAACATCCGGTGGCGGCACTCGTCCACCCAATCCAAGTCCAGGTCCGGGTCCTGGTCCGGGTCCTGGTCCTGGTCCAAATCCACCGGTTCCGCCATCGAAATTGTGCGGACGACGATTGATTACAACGTTCGACCCGCAAATCGTCGCGGGAACTGACGCTTACGCCGGCAAATGGCCGTGGATGGTGAATCTGTTTAATTGCGGCGCGACCTTGATTTCCAACAGGTGGGTGCTGACGGCGGCGCATTGTATCTCCGACGCCGATTCTAACGATTTAGATTTGTTGTTTGGCGCGTTCGACACGTCTAAAAACGAGAATCAACGCATTTTGGTCAAAGCCAAACGCGTCGTCATTCATCCTCAGTACGAGAAAACCACACTCAAAAACGATATCGCTCTCATCGAATTGCCGGCGCCCATCGTGTTCGACGGCTACAAGCAACCCATCTGTCTGCCCACGCCCAATATGGTGACCCAAGGCAAAAATTTATACGCCGCCGGCTGGGGTAACACGCGTCCCGAAGCGTTTCCCGCTACGCGAGCGACCAAACTGCAAGACGTCTTGCTGCAAGAAGTGGCACCGTGCACCGAATTCAACATCAATCCGGCTCAACAATTGTGCGCCAGCAATCCGACGGGCGGTCGTATCTGTTTCGGCGACAGCGGTGGACCGCTCATGTTGCAACAGGGCGAAAATTGGCACATTGTCGGCATCATGTCGTTCGCGACGGATCCTTGTACGAAAGGTGCGGGTGGTTTCGTTCGGGTATCTCACTATTTACAATGGATTAAAGAAACCACTGGTATTCAACAATAATATAAAGAGTGCTACAGTAATGGAACAACGAGATTTTTGGATTATATTTTTGGTATTTGTCATTTTGGGCGTGGTTGGCGGTGTAGTCTTGTCTCGATCACCGACTTCGGGAGGTGCGAAACCGCCGCGACCTGGCCCTAGTCCTGGTCCGGGTCCTAGTCCTGGTCCGGGTCCGCAACCTAGACCCACAGGTGGTTGCGGCAACGTGGGCACGCAGAGCGGCGTGCAATCGTACGTCGTCAACGGCAAGGATTCGTTCGCCGGTAAATTTCCCTGGATGGCATCACTCGGTGGCTGCGGAGGAAGCGTGATTGCTCCGTCGTGGATCTTGACGGCGGCTCACTGCAATATAGCCGTCGGAGCTCAAATCGCTGCCGGTGTTTTCAATCGAGCCGTGCAAGAACCGCAAAGGCAAACGCGAACCGTTAAACGCGTCGTCAATCATCCGACGTGGAATCAAGGCGACAATTTCCGCGGCGATATCGCTCTACTGGAAGTCGATCGTCCGTTCGAGTTTACGCAATTCGTCAAACCCGTGTGTTTGCCGGCCAACGCGACGATGGATTTGAAACCGATGGTCATCACGGCCATGGGTTGGGGGTCGGTGACAGGCGACAGAGGCAGTTCGGCGACCATCATGCAAGAAGCGGAAGTTCGCGAAATGACGGCCACCATCCCGATAAAACCTGAAGAACAGTTTGCCGCCGGAGGGGGAACGAATACGACGACGTGTTTCGGCGACAGCGGTGGTCCTCTGATCGTCATGCTCAACGGACGAGCGACTCAAGTGGGCATCGTGTCTTTCGGCACCAACCCGTGTCGTCCGCCGTCGTACTATACGCGCGTGTCGTTTTTCACGTCGTGGGTGGAATCGGTCGTGGGTGCCGTGTCAAAAAACTAGTCAGCCGGCCGATACCGGGCGTGGATCCCATCGTTCCAGCGGCCGCCTCTCCGCAGCCAGCGCCCGATATTTGGCCGTCACCACCACCACCACCACCACCACCTCGCGGCGACGTAGTCGTTCGTCGGGTCGTGTGGCGACCCGTCAATCGTGTTTGGGCGCCAGCGTGGCGTCGTCGGATTTGAGTACGCTCCGCTTGTTTTCGTAGTCAAAAAGAGAAAATGGGTTCAGGCAAAAAAACGGGAGACAGCAGCAGCAGCGCCACCACCACCACCACTACTACTAATAGAGACGGCCGTGACCGTATCATTGCTCCCGAGGTGCTGATGGTTGACGAACGTGTTGACCAACTGGTTTTACCCGACGTTGATGTCCTGGTAAAGTATGTCACGTGTGAAGGTCGAGTTCGTCAATTGTCTATGCCAGTCGCCGATCGTGAAATTGCCTATCGTCAATTGACGGCCGATTTGGTCAATATCGTTTTCCTCTTTGTTTTTTTGGAGAGTGACGACAACGCCTCTGGCAATTTTGAAACATTATTTCGTCAAGAATTTCCGCTGATCGAATTGAAGTATGAAAATCCTCTAACTTTGGAAACGTTGTGCGCTCTCGATTTAGAGAAACGTGGCAAGATCAAGACAATTTTTCCCGCTGTATTGCGTCATCGAACTCGACAATTGGTGGTGAATTTTTTCGAAAACTTATTTTATTGCGACGAACAAATTGAGACTCTGTGAGAAATGGTATTTATAAATTCTATATATTACACGACGAATTGCGTCGTGTTGAAAAACGTGACGAAACCCTTGCAAATTGAAGGTTCTTGTCTGGTGAGAATTGGCACGATTTACGAAATTCAGCATTATCAAGTGAAGACGCGCGCCGTCATTCCCATTGAACGTCACACGGTGTTGGTGGCCGTTTTCAAAAAATACATCAACGATAGCGTTTGGCGCGAACACTACCACGTCCACGTGCCTTCTCTGCAAACGTTGAGTTCTTTTGTTTTGGCCGATCACAGCGTGGCCGTCCCGTGGCCGTATTCGAAATTTATTCCCGTCGAAGAAGAATTTGACGACGTGACGTTTAGCATTAGCAGCAGCAGCAGCAGCAGCGATAGCGACAGTAGTTACGTGACGACCGACTACGAAGAAGAAGAAGATTAGATCATGGACGTGTTTATCGAGAGTGACAGTCGAGGAAGTGTGGTCGATTGTCGTCAACACAATCACGTGGTGGTGTTTGGAAAGTGTACGGTACGAGTGGGAACGCAAACTCGCGTCTACGAAAAACATTGTCTTCGTTTGAAATTCATTCGCTTACCTGTGGACACGGTTCTCGTTGTAGTCTACGTCGATTGGATAGACGAATCGTTGTGGTCTCGACTTTATTTTCCTGAATCGCTGACACCTATTGGCGGTACATGCGAGATTGATTTTCCGCATCCTCGTGATTGTTTAAACATCATTTGTATCAGTTACGATAGCAACGACGATGACACAGATAGCGACAACGTATTTGATTGACACCATTGCGGAAGGGGCGTTAGACGTGGTGGCGACGGTAGTGTGTTGCGACGATTGCGAAACGGCGGCTTTTTTAGGTCACGTGGCGTGTTTGCGTCAGCCGTGGGATTGGACGTGCGCGCGAGCGGCGGCGTCGACGGGTCGTCTCGATTGTTTGAAATATTTGCACCAACGCGGTTGCGAATGGAATCATTTCGTGATGGCGGCCGCGGCACATGGCGGATTCATCGACTGTCTAGAGTACTGTATCGATCACGGATGTGCGATGGATCCTTTTGTGACGTATTGCGCGGCTCAAGCGCGTCGCGTCGACGTGTTGCACTACTTGCGTTCGCGCGGGTGCCCGTGGAATGCGGAAACGATGCGCGTTTGCGCCTACAATGACGATTTGGTCAGCGTTCGCTATTTGAGACGTCACAATTGCCCTATGCCCGACGATTGGAGCCGTGACGACGATTGCCCGTGGAATCTGATGACTCGCAACACTAGAAACAAGTGTAGAATGCTTCACGTCACGTCTCGCATGTATAAATGTCTTTTTAAAGATCCCGTTTCATTTTAATTAAATATACGTATAAATAGTGTCTGTGTAGTCGTATATATTTCTGTAGTGTTTGTAGTTTCATTTGGTGTGTGTGTGTACTGGGTAAGGCATCACATACTAAATGAAACTTTTTTGTTACCACACTGGATTGAATACACGATTTTTAACTGTATGTTTGACGGGTGGTGGAACGCTTACTTTGTCGACGTTATTGACGCCGACGTTCCGTCCTTGGACCGTTTTCAAAAAGACGGTGTCGGCTTTACTCATTTCCACGTGATCGGCCGTCATTTCCATACGATAGTCACCGACGAGCGTGCTATCGCCGTGAATGGCTAGCGAATCGACGAGTAGCGTGTAACCCAACGGGATGCGTATGCCGATAATGTCAATATGTTGATCACGCATGCGCGCCGCCATGACGAAACCTTTGGCATGTTTATCAACGGGACTCATGGCTTGTATGAAGGGATGTCGTTCGAGAAAGACTCCCTCTTTGGTCATGGCGTAGTCGTAATAGTTTTCAGCGAAATGGTAGCGAACCGAAAACATGGTTTTCTGGTTGTTTTGCGTGTCGTACGTGACGCGCGACGATTCGACGAGACGCACATTGTAGTCGATGTAGTTTCCCGGCCGGTCGGTAACGGGTACGACTAGATCGCTGTTGTTCAACACGAGCTTTCCGGCATTGGGAAAAAGACTGTCGTCAACGTTGCCCAATGAAGCGCTGAGCCACTGGACGTTGAGGCACGTGACGCATTCGGGTCGCACTATGGGCAATGTATCCACTGACGTCAACGGGTGGCGGTAGGGATCGACGCGACCGAAATACTCTAGAGGACCGATCATGGTGTCGTCGGGTGACGTGCCGCGCACAACGAGTAAATTCTTTAAATTGAGCAATAACCGGGTGGCGCACATGTCGTCGCCGATGGGTCGTGGTACGGTCTTGTAGTCGCGTCGCAGCACCGTTTCCACTCCGCATTTGAAACGAACGAATCGCATGTTTTTTATTATCACTACAGCCACGCTTGAGATGCCGTGCGCGAATTGAGAAAAAAATTCACTCGGTTAGAGATAAAAATTATCGTATCTCCAAGATTCGTAAAATGATTCAACAGCTAGCACTTGTTGTCTTTGCGTTTGGTGTTGTTCACGGAGCTATTCCTCGAAATATTCAAAATCATCAAATGGCAGCACTGGCAGCCGTTTCGACGCAACACTTGGGACACCAGGATGCGCTCAAAGTGATTATTCAAGAAAAACTGGACGCTTTCCACATGAAACTCGTCAAGAGCGTCTATACCGATGTCGGCGAATGGGTTCAATATTTCGAAAATTTCATTACGGCTAAAATATTGGATCACGAAATGTTGATGCAAAACCAAGTGGCCGATTTGGGCAGCATGTTTGAGAACACGTTGAAACTGTTTGGAAAAACGGTGAGCAAGTACGACGCCACGTTGGCTTTGTTGCAAGAATCGAGCGAAAAGATTTGGAAGTATCAGGAAAGGTACGAAACGCGGTGCGCTCGTAAATCGACGACCGATCGAACGCCTCGTCATCGTCACCGACAACACCAATCAGCGGAAGTAGTAGTACCAGAAGTAGCAGCCGCCGAAGCACCACCAGTAGCAATTTCTGCGAGCGGTGCCGAATTTGTCGACGTTGGCGGCGACTACGACGAAGCACTGGAAGCGTTCAACAACGCCACGGAATCCATCTACGTGCCAACTACGACGACCCGATCGACCATGTCTGAAGAAGTCAAGGCCGAAATCCGTCAATGGTTGAAACCTATTTTCGTTCAAGGTTAAAATTTTGTTTTTTTTAAAAAAGGTATTTTATGTTGTGTATTTTCCAAGTTTTTTTTACCTTGGAAAATTTAGCATGTGTGTAATAAAATGGAGTATGAAAATTTCATAGCCGACTACAGGAAATCCGTGTATTTCTATAAAGAATTTCAAGAGACGAAAACGAGTCGAGACATTTACAAGCATCAATCATTTTTGGCCACTTGGTTCGGCAACGTCTACAATGAAACGGATGAACTGTTGCTCTTTCACGAAATGGGAGCCGGCAAGACGTGCACGAGTATTCGCATCGCCGAACGACTGTTGACGTTGCATCCGCACGAGTATCGTGGCGTCATCGTCATCGCTCGAGGTCAAGGTTTGATCAACAATTTCGTCAACGAAATCGCCGAAAAATGCACCGACGACAAGTACAAAATCGCGCCGGCCACTTCGGCCGACGGCGAGTTCAACGAGAAACTCTTTCGCAGTCGCCAGCGCAAAAAAATCCACCAGACGTACACGTTTTTCACGTTTGAAATTCTGGCTAAAATGATCAAAGATTTACCCGACAAGGTGTTGATGCAACGTTTCGATTCGCACATCATCATCATCGACGAGGCGCACAACATTCGCGACAACGAGCACAACACTCATTTGAAAATCTACAACGAAATTCATCGCCTACTGCACGTGTTGCAGCATCGTAAAATCGTCTTGTTGACGGGCACGCCGATGAAAGACGGACCCGATGAATTGGCTGGCATCATGAATCTGATTTTACCTCTGGATCACCAAATGCCGGTGGGCAACGCGTTCACGACGACATTTTTCGACGAATCGCATCACGTCAAAAACGGAGAGCTGTTGAAATCGTATTTGAGACGACGCGTGTCCTTTGTCAAATCGGTCAACGTCGACGTGCCCAAAGTGTACATGGGTAAAGTGGTGGCTCCGTTAACGCACTTTAAATTGGTGTGTCTACCGATGCGCGAGGAACAGAACGCGGCGTACGAACGCGCTTGGCGCATGGACGCTCAGCACGTCAACGTGTACAACAACACGCGCCAAACGTCGCTGTACGTCGACGCCGAGGGCAAATGCGGAAAACAGGCCAAAGCCGTGGCTCTGTCCAAATTGGCCGACTATAGTTGCAAGTACGCTTTCGTCATCGATCGATTGGAAGAGGCTAGCGCCAAAGGTGAACTGAGTATGGTGTACAGCGATCTGATTCAAGGTTCGGGACTGTTGATGTTGGCCAAATTGTTGGATCAGCGAGGTTGGTCGTCGTCGCCGCGTCATCGTCGTTCGTACATTGTTCTGACGTCGTGCATCAGCGAAGCCAAAAAACAGCACTTGCTCGGTCTGTTCAACAGCGCCGAGAACGCCCGAGGCGAAATCATCAACGCTTTGCTAGGCAGTCGCGTCATCACCGAAGGTTTCACTTTGCGCAACGTCATTCACGAGCACATTTTGACGCCGCACTGGAATTACGGCGAAACGTCGCAAGTTATAGCTCGAGGTTGGCGCAACAGTCATCACGATTTAATCGCTATGGGTTTGCGACCGGTGGTTCACATATACCAGTACGCGGCCGTGGCGCGCACTTTTCCCAGCATCGATCTCATCATGTACAACATTAGCGAACAAAAAGATTTTCAAATCAATAAGATTGTTCAATTGGTCAAAGAATCGGCTTTCGATTGTTATCTGTTCAAGGAGCGCAACGAATGCGGCGACGACGGCGAACGCGATTGTCAGTATCGAGCGTGCAAGTTTACGTGCGACCAAGAGCCGCAAGGTGACGAAGCGTTTTCCATCACGCGCAACTACGATCTTCATTTCTACACGGGTTCCAAAGAATGGACTCGTCATTTCGAGTGGTTGCGTGACCTGTTTCGTCGTCGTTGGTGCGTTCCGTGGTCGGAATTCGAAAGTGCTACTCAGCCGCTGGACGTGACGCGCATGCAATTGGTTCAACTGATCAAGCACGTGGTCAACACGTACGTGGTGATGGTGAATCCTCGAGGCAACGCATCTCACGTTCGCTACGACGACACGGGTGTCTATTTGACGACGTTGTACGACCGAAAGCGAGCCAATTTCTACGACTACTTGTTGAGTAAATACGAATCGAAACCAATGCACACGACGGCGGCGTTGAGCATGTGCACGTATTTGCGACGCAATTTCGTGGCCGACGTGAAACGTTTTCAGAACGACAAGAATTTCTTGATCAATATGCCGACGTTTTTGCAGCGCATGTTGTTGAAAAACGTGTTGCGATTGAGGTGCACGCGACCCGAAGCGCACGTGGCTCTGCAGCGCACCGTGTGGTTGCACTACAAGTCGAGCGTGTACGAAGACGATCACCGTTTGGGCTACCATTTGCGTCGCGGCGATTCGTTTTGCGTGGACAAGAGAACGGGTTACGAGTGCGACACTCGGGTGGTGGACGATTATTTTCAAGCTCGAAAAGTACAGTTTGAAAATAACGAGTACGGATGCTACGGGCAGGAGAATCGCGATCTCGGTGAATTTTGCATCAAGATAACTGACAATGATAAAAGTAGTAGTAGGAGTAGTAGTAGTAAAAAAGGTGATGGTTGTAGCGGTGGTGCCGCCGCCGCCGCTGATCGACGTAAAATCAAGAGCGGTCGTCGCTGCGTCAATTGGCACAAATCCGAGCTGATTAAATTGATTGAAAATAAACTGAAATTTCCCGTAGATCACGCTCTGAGTCGCATTGAATTGTGTCGTCTCATTGAACTGTTTTTGAAATCCAAGAAACTGATTGAAAACGACGACACGTGCGGCACTCAGTACAAACGCAAATTGTTGGACGACGACGAAAATAACTAATTGTAACTGAGAGAGATCCATCGATATCGACCGTCGTACGCGTCTCTGACGGAAGCGTAGAGCGTGTTATCTATGCCGACGACGACGCGATTACGATGTTGTTCGGCGCTCTCTTCGGGTTCCATCATGTAATTGACCATTTATTTTTAGATTTGAATAGCTCTAAATTCTTCGAGTGAATAGGCGGCCATACATTCGCTACTGCAGAAATGAATGATTGGAAAATCGGTTTCGTACGTTTCGATAAAAACGGCGTCTTTGGCCTTGTGCTGACGACAGTGCATGCAGAGACGTTCGTGGAAGGCTAAATGTTTTTCAATGAGAAGGACCAACTGATTGACTTGGTCGTCATCGTCGGCGGCGATAATGTGAGCGTTATCGGTACTATTGGTGGTGGTTGTAGATGGCGGTTTGACGTACGTGTCGAGGAAACGCTGAAGAGCGCGTCGATCGAGATGCACTCGCGTGTACGGATTGACGCCACTTTCGTGTTCGATAATGTGAAACATTTGGCCGATAGAAAATCCGTAAATGTCGTTGCCGTCTTGCATGTAGACAATGTCCTCTTCGGCGACGTCGACGAGATGCGTGGCGTTTTTGCACACCGTTTTCCAGCTGGGTAATTGGACGAATTTAATTTTGGACGAAACCATTTTGGTCCTGCCGCCGTAATTCATTTTGACGCTGCTGTTGTTGACCAGTAGGGAATCGATGCATTCGCGTCGGGTTTCCACCCATTGATCGTACAATTGCCGGCTAACGTGCTGGAGAGTTTCGACCGGCGTGGCGGCATCGTTGTACAATTCTCCCAGTTTATCGTACTCGTTCATAAAGGGCAACATTTCAGGATTGTAGTACTTTTTTTTGAATCGTTTGACAAAGACACTTTCGTGGACGATCGACAGTTTGGGATTCAAAAATATAACGAATCGACACATTTCGTCGATGAATTGACGGCCTACGGTGAAGCGTTCGGCAAAGACGTTGATGACGCGCCGAACATAGTCGCAGTCCATGTCGAGACGACATTTGATGTAGCTCTTGAAAAACTGGCCGTACGTTTCGACGTCGACGTTGGCGTCGAGAATGCGTTGAATTTCATCGGTCCTGATGTTGTGCTTCCAATTGACGAGATACTGTTGCTGAGCGTTGAAAATCTCTTCGTTTTGTCGGAAAAGTCCGTACTGGGTGATGATGCCGACGATGAATCGGTATTCGACGTTTTTATGAACGACGGTGGTGACGTTTCCCTGTTGGGATTTACGTCGAGCGACGCTCTGCACGTCGAAATAGAACTTGTTGGCTCGATGATAGGTGTTTCCCTGATCGTCGCGAAGCGAGTCTTGCAAGATGATGAGCGATTCGGCGGCTAAATTTTGAACGCACAAATAAATGTCGTTGACCTTTTCTTTGAACCAAGGTAGGATGCGATAAAAGTCACGTATTTCGTTGAAAAATCCATCTTGATTGAAACGAACAGTTTCCGGCTGTCGTTTGGGTGTGTCGATGACATTTTTTTGCGAATCGAGACATTTGGTTTCCATCGTTTTATTGTTGTGTGCGCGCGCACACGAATCGCGGTATATATATATATATAAAGTGCTACACGTGTGTGTGTGCCCCACAAAAAAATGCTAGACCTCTTACCGGAAGAAGTGTTGCGCCAAATAGCCGCGTATTTGTCGTACGTCGACTACAAGAATTTGTGGTACGTGATGCCGAGCGTGAGAAGCGAAACGAGACACGCGTTCGCCGAACGACTGAATGATTATTTTTCAACTATCGAAACTTTGGCTACAGCGTCGGAGTGTCCAGAGTCGACTACACAAAATCGGTTAACGGTGGAATAGTTTCGCGAGCGCCAAACAGTTGGTGATTGATGTAGAGAACGTGAAGACCGAGATCGGAGGGCGTGACGCGAAGACCGTAAAAATTGGCGTACGGTCCGGCTTTGGAGAGAACGCGCTGAGACACATCTTTGGTGCCGTCTGTGATGACGACGAGATCGAAAAGCGATCGCGACACGTGTCGTTCGGGCCACAGCGAGTACTCGTCTTCGTTGAGAAGAAACGAGCACCGATGTTTGGTCATGTTGAAGGGACGATTTTTCCATTTATAGAGACGAGACGACCATTTGATCTTGTACCACACGTAGACCCAGTACAAAATTGGATAGATAAAAGCTCTGAACAAGAGTGTGGCAGCCGACAGTAGAAGGAGAGCCAGAGTGTAATACAAACATCCTAGAATATCTATATCCATATTTTGTTTTTTGGAAATCTTTTGTTTAGCTGAATAAAAAATGGGTACGTCAATGTCACAGCCTCGGCGACAGACTATAGATCGACAACATTATGTGTACTACTATTGCATTGGCGGCTACTATTGTTTTTACCGTCCTTGTGTAGTGTGATTCATTTAATTCCAATTAAATGAATCGCAAATCATTGTCAGAATACGTTATTTTCGTCACAACGACTATCGTTCCAGCTACTGCAACCGAAAGAGTTGCGTTTCTCATACCATTTGTCTCTCTCATAGTTGTGTGTTTCTCTCAGTAAGCCATTGACACGTGAAACAACGTCACGAAATCATTCGGTCCATCTATGGAGATATCAAACACCGTGATGACGAGCACGGACAAACGCATCGACAAATATAACCCTTTGCAGGTGCCTAAAGTGCCCATCAAGGGTCACAACCAACTGTATCAAAAGAAAACCTCTACGGGTCAGAAAAGAACGGCAGTCTAGTCTGCCATATACAATCATCCACGACGACGATTTCCCCGCGCACGATTTCCTTTACGACCGCATCAACATCGACCTTACGCATGGTGGAAAAAGGAAAGAAAAGACCAATCCGAAACTTAATCCGAAACGGGATCGACGTACCACTGAGTGTGGAAAAAAAGAACAAAAAGTCCAACGACGACGTCTAGTAGCCAAAGAACCCGAAAAACTTTTCCTGTTGATAATCACCGCCTTGGATAATAAAAATCAACTAATTCTCGGTCGAAAGATTCGAAAGACAGTCACTCACGTATCTGAATGAATTCGATATCCCCCTCTGTCGCAAACAGCTCCACTAAACTGTAGATCCCATGAACACAACTAGTGCCATTTTACGAAATTAACAAATG